CTGACACGCTGCCGCCTACCGTCACGTTGTCGCCAAACAGCGCTGAACTTGTAACGTTCAGGCTCGTCGCGGCGATTTCACCACTTGGGCCATAGATCACAGCCTTCGAGTTCACGACGGTGTTCGCAAGCGCGCCGGTGAGCAGATTGAGTTCAGCGGCCGTTGAAGTTACAGCGCTACCACCCAACTGGAACGCACCCACCAGATTCGTGGTGCCGTTAAAAGTATTTGTAAATCCAGTCGCGAACGTATTGCTCGCACCCAGTTTGGCGTAACTGGACAAGTCAGCGTTGGCAATAGCCGTGTCGACGTAACTCTTTGTGGCAAATACGCCGCTGCCGCCAATTTGGATAATGCTGGTGGCTGTACCGTCGCCGGCGTCGCCCTTGCCGTAGTACAGCACATTGTCGACTTCGTTGTACGCCAGTTCGGCATTTTTGAGCGCGCCGGGAGCGCCGGGAGCACCAGTGATACGACGTTTAATACGTAATGTGTTGGCCATTTATCACCTCAAAAGTTGCCGCCGTCGACGATGTGTTCTTTCCACACCAATAAGTCGTCGCTTAATATCCACGGCTGCTGCAATTCTATCACAAATACTAGCATACCCGGCCGGCGTCTGGCTAACGGAATGGCTGCTAAGTCAGCCTGCAAAGTGACCGCCCGATATCCGCCGCTGCCATATTTATCAATGTGCGTGGGAAACTCATCAGCCTCGTTTCCGGGCACAATTGGCGCGCCGATATTAGTCCCGCGAATGTCGGCCATTACGCGACCTCAATAAGAATGTTTGAGCCGTTATGCTTATATTCGCTGCGATAAATGTAGTACAGCGTTGCGCCGCCTGAGCTATTTACAAAGTTCCGCGTCGTCAAAATCCACGCTGAGTTGAGCAAGCCGTTGAATTTAAAGCTCGCCGCCGTTCCTAGACTTGCTGGCCACGCGAAGTACAGATACTCGTCATCCGGGTTAAAGACGCGCGTTTGGGTTTTGTTATTTGAAAACTCTGCTTCTAAACTTCGGATATCGGCGTCTGTCGGCGCGTCTGTTGCTAACGTGCCCCAATAGCGCTTGCTTGAAAACTGGATGGTTGTGCTGGCTATTGCGCCCACCGTACCTTCAAAACCAATGTACGACAGCGTGTAGTTGAGAAAATACGTCTTAGTCGAATTGATATTTTGGCTGGTAAACGTGTACGTCCGCAAGTTAGGCGAAATAACGCCAGCGTCGGTGAGCGACTGCGACAAGATTGTGCCGTGTGGCAACGTCCAATCTAACGTGACGGCGGTAACTACTTGACCAAGCTCAACTTGGTTTATGTTATTTGAAAGCGTCACTCGCGGCGGGGCGGGCGGAGGCGCTAAAGCCGCGTTATCCAGCAAGCCCCGTACAGCTTGGTCGACATTGGTGTAGCTGTATGCTGGGTAACTAAAGAGCACGCCTGTAGCGTACACTGTTCCGCCGGGGCCGCCACCACCGGAGCCGGGCGGGCCTTGCGGGCCGACAGGCCCCGTAGCGCCGACCGGCCCAACAGCGCCTGTTACGCCAACACCGGTCGCGCCCTGTAAACCGGTAGCGCCCGTGGCGCCGACAGCGCCAGCAACTCCAGTTGCGCCCTGTACACCAGTAGCGCCTGTAGCGCCTGTAATACCAACGCCGGTTGCTCCCTGTGCGCCTGTAGCGCCTGTAATACCAACGCCGGTTGCTCCGGTAGCGCCGTCTGTGCCGGTTCCGCCGCCACCAGAACCGGGAGGTCCTTGCGGCCCCTGTGGACCAACGGGCCCAGTAGCGCCTGTAACTCCAACACCCGTAGCGCCGGCGAGACCTGTAGCGCCTTGTAAGCCGGTAGCCCCAGTTACACCAACACTGCCCGTAGGCCCAGTTTGTCCCGCCGGACCAGTAGCGCCTTGAGGGCCTGTCGCGCCCGGAGATCCACCGCCGCCAGAATCCGGCACGCGCGTATACATGAAACGCGCGATGATGTCAGCCGAGAAGTATGGCGGCAGTGTGCCCGCTAAGGCATCAGGAAGCGGATGCAGTATTGGCCAGCCATTTTTAACGGCAAAAAGCAAACCTTCTGTATTGGTAGACGGAATTAAACCATCACCGTCAGAGTTTTCATTTAAAAAAGCGTTGTATTGCTGCTCATCTTCGAGCGTGCAGTCAATAGACGTGCTTGTTGCCGATGCGAGATTTACGGCAATAATTTTAAGAATCAAACCGCGTCCGCTAGTTACCACGTAATCGCCAAGCGCGATGTCACGCGCTGTGTAGTAGAAAGCGGTTGGAGAATCTGGATAGCCGTGCTGCTGCGGGTTGATGTACAGCGTGGCCGTCCAACGATACGCGTTATTGTTCCAATAACTGGCGGGCAAACGGTCTGGTAATTCGACTACGTTTGTCAGTCGTATCTGCAGAATTTTTGGTGGGGCGAGAGTCATAGCTCAACAACACCCCCGTTAAAAGAAACAAACTATTCGCGCAGTTCCGCCGCTATCACAAGACACAACTGTGTTGGATATGCGAATTCTAAACGCGCTTGATTTTGTTCCTTCTGTCATCGTTAACTCGTTACTCGCTGTCGGGTAGCGAGCGTGCCACAAATCCGAAGACGCCGTATAACCCCAATACGTAACGTCTTTTACTTGCTTGCCAACAGTGTGCGTAATTGTGACGTCATTAGATGAAATGCTAGAACCCCATCCAATCGGCAAATTAGAAATTGTTTGCGGCGCAGATCCGTTAAAAGTGACAGTAAACTCAAACGTGTCAGCGGTGCCTAAACCCGCAGGACCGCTTGGACCTGCGGGGCCTGTTGCGCCGCTTGGGCCTGTAAGACCAGTGGCGCCTGTGACGCCAGCTTGCCCTGTAGGGCCAGTGACGCCGGTTGAGCCCTGCGAACCTGTTACGCCCGTTGGACCCGTGGCGCCAATGACACTAACGCCGGTGGCACCAGCGGGACCGGCCACACCTGTTGCGCCGTTTTGCCCTGAAGTGCCAATTGGCCCAATAGGGCCAGTTTGGCCCCGCGGTCCTGTGGCGCCTTGCGGGCCGGTAGCTCCCGGACCACCTCCGCTACCGCCTCCGCCAAGAGCTAGCAGCGCGCCAATCGTTGTACGTTTTGTGCTAAGATCGTTAGGGTTAGCCGTGTCAACAATAGGAATTAAATCTGCGGTTGCCGGAGTTGTTTTTTCGGGCAACGCAGAAATTCTTTTATTCGACATAGCCGACACCTAATCAGTAGAGTTCGTCATCTTCCTCATGCCGCGGGCGGTGCTTACGAGTTTTAGTTGGCTTTACACCTTCAATGTCGTCTGCAGCGCGTACCAACCATTTAGCTAGTTTGCGCGCGTCGCCCGGCGATAAAAGCGGCAGTTGAGAGCCAAAAACATCGACAACAATTCCTGCTTCGGCGTGATTTTCGGCGGCCCACTCACCGGCTTGAAAACTGACGGTGGGTGAGTCAGCCGGTAATTTAGTCGCAGTTATATTGCTAAATTCTATGTGATCGGGCTTATTAACGACAACTGTAGCCACTTAAATTATTCCTCCTGCCAATCATCAACAATTACAGGCGTTAACGCGCCCGCCCGCAAAGCTACAAATTTTCCGGCGTAATATTCCGCCACGTCTTCTCGCGAAAAGCCGTCGGAAAGAAGTTTGTCGTAAATTTTTTTCCGGCTGTACACGGCAACAGGCCCGTCGTTTGCGATGTAACCAAGGCCGATTAATGCGCAATCCATGTTGTCAAACAGCACAGCTTCTGGGTTTAAATCCGCCAGCTGCGCCAGTACTTGAGAAGTTTGTGTGCTCATTATTTTGTTCCGGCGTGGAGATCTTCTAGAAATAAGATAGCAATATCGCTTGCACGACGGTAGCCCTCGCGAACACCTTTTTGATATTCAGGGTGCCCGGGCGGTGTGTTTTTTTCGGTCATATCGGCGATGGTGGCGAGGGCGGCCACAAAGCGATTATGCAATCTGCGATATTCTGGCGAGTTTAAAACAATCGACGTTTCAATCGCGGCGGTTGGCGCTGAAACGTCTGAAACCACCTGCGGTTTCAACCCCATTTTTTGTAAAACACGTGTAGCTCGGGCTAGCGAATCAAAGTCGCGAAACGTTTGCGCTGTACGTGGCACATACTTTTGCGCGAGTTGATGCAACGTTAGACATAAATACGCTAACTCATCGCCAACTGTTTTTTGTTTAGACTCGCGGCGTAAAACTGTTTCTCGCGTTTCACGAATAAATTTTTCGCGATTAGACTTTTTTTGCGCAACTTCTGCCGGCAAAACTAGCAACCCCATTTGCGTCCTTTCATGCGTGTAAAACAGGTTTATGTAGACCACCAGAAAGCAGGCGATAAATTTTTTCGTGGGTGTCGTCAACAGGTGATTCAGCGTTAATGTGGTGCACAATACCCGCATGCGGGCGGTGCTCAGCGTGATGCGCGTAAGCAGCGCGCATTCTATTCTGATCTTCTAGGCAGAGTCTTTCGTACCGGTCTGCCGGTCCGTTTGGTCGCCGCTCGCGGACACGCTCGGGCGCGATATCCATAAGAAAAAGCACGTCGGGGCAGACGTGCGACGTTTCCCGAAAAATATGAACAATCAGGTCAGTCGATATGTTATTTATTTCGCCCTGATAGACGAGCGTGGACAACAGCCAACGATCGCATATGACGACGTGGCCCTGTTCAATTAGCGCGCGAATGTGCGCTGACAGTTCGGCTCGCGCGGCTGAGAACAAGAGCATTTGCGCCGCAGCAGAAATTGGCGCGTCGTTGTGCAGAAGGATCTGCCGAATTGCAGTTCCAATACTCGTCGTTCCCGGATCTGCCACCAAGGTCGCGGATACACCTTCTTTTTGAAGCCGCTGCAACAGCATTCGCGCCTGCGTTGTTTTGCCGGCGCCATCGATTCCTTCGAAACAAACGAACACTGAGTTCCTTTCTTTAACGACCTGTAATTTGAAAGCTGGGAGAATCGCCGCCAACTGATTTTGTAATTTTGCTTTGATTACCGGTAATACTTACATCGCCGGGCAGTTGAATTAACACTTCTTCAGCTGGTTCAAACAAAATCAGTTCACGCCCGTCAGAAAAGCGAAGAGATAAACCATTCTGTGTATGACCGACACCAACAATGTTATTTGTAGCTAACCACGTAGCCGCGTATTCACAAAACGCTTTTAATTCGGTACTGACGAGTTCTGGTTTTTTTGCTGTGAAGTCGTCAAGGATGTTATTCAACACTTCGCTTACGGGCATATCGAACCTCCTTTTTTTTCTTTGCCGGTGCGGCTGTTTCTGTTTCTACCTGTTTGGCGCGTATCCCGGTTGTATGTTGTGCTACGAGTTTGTCAAGTTTAGCTTTTTGCCGGCACTCTTTTATTGTGCGGCTGACATCGCCCAGAAGATTTCGGGCGGCGTGCGAAAACAACCTAAGCACGTAAAAACGTTCTGCGGCACGTAAAGCCAAAAGATCGCCGTCTAGCTGCGTAAGTATTTTTTTGGCTTTTGGGATCACCGCTGTGCCGTTTTCACCGACAAGCGTAAGCAAGTCTTTGGCAGTACAAATAATGTCAGAAAGAACAATGATCTGTGCGCCGACGGGACTGCCACTCACACGGCCGCGAAACTCCATATCACGTTTTGTTTCAACCATGCGAAAATCTCGACTAATATCGGCAACCATAGCGGCCACCTGTACCGTAGAGATTTCAGCAATGTTTTCAAACGCGCAGGCGCTGACATTTAAAACATCATGCAGCAGCGCACCCTGAATGATTGACAGAATGCTGTCTTTTGTGTCATCCGGCAAATAGTCGGCACGAACGTCTTGATAAAGTTTGTGCGCTATTGTTTCTGCTTGTCTAGCTACTTGTTTGCTGTGCTCGATAAGACTGATACCGGCATTTGTGCGTAAATCTCTATACTGCTGTGCGGCAAATAACAATACGTGACGCAACGGCACATTTGGCGTATCTGATTTTTTCATGGCATCTCCATATGCCGTCACACAAGTTTGAGCAGCGTTTGCCAACCTAACTCAAATGATTTGCGACGCGTAGCCAAGTTGTAATTTACTCGGCGGTTAAGGTTATCAATGTGGACGGGTTCAGCAATAAGTGTCTGCAGCACAGTGATTAAACGTTCGTAATCTGGGGCAGCGTGGGGGACACCGTTTTCGTCGTAGTCTACCTGCGTTTTAACAAGCACGCCATTCGCATCCTGATACACAAAGTCAATCTGCGGCGACAACGCAAAAGACAGTACCGGCGTGCCGCAATTAATAGACATCAGGCTGCAAAACCCATAGTTATCGCACTCTGCTGGAAACAGTGTGATATCGTGTGCCGTGTACATCGCCGGGCGTTTTGCAAGCGGCGTGTTACGGATAATTTTTACGCGCCCGTTTGTTTTACGCCCTAACGTCTGAAAGAATTTGGCTACAGACGGCGCAAAACGGCACGAAGTAATCGCAACGTTGAGCTGCGCGTCCGGCATACGTTCAAGCAAATAACCCAACAAGCCCAAAAACTGGCTGTTTGCACAACGGGCATTTCGATCAAACCACGGTAAAAATATCTTTACCTGCCGCCCGTTAACCGATTTTGTTTTTTTTGTAGCCGGTAACCCAACGTCAAACGGTATGTACGTTACGTTCTTAAACTTGTAGACCTTTAAAAAAAGCTCGCGCGCTTCTGCGTTCATTGCGATAACGTGGTCGGCGCGCTGCATTACTTTGCGAAACGGCCGCATTAGTTCTTGCCACATAGGCACGACTATCGATCGCACGTTAATACGGCGAGTAAAATTTAGCGTGTCAGGTTTGGGCGGTTGCGTGTAAATAATTGTGTGGCACGTTTTGGCCCAGTGCGTAAACGGCCATTTCTTTTTGTGCAATACAGAGCGATCATGGTGTGTGCACAATTTAGCCGGCGGCGCGTCTGAATAAATGCTGCACTCTACGCCCTGCGTGCGTAAAAAATCGGCTAGCCGCACAGCAAAGTACGCTTCGTCGCAGTGTGCGTAATGTGTGTAGATGCCAATACGCATAGATGCTTATGCAGGAGCGCCTTGGCCAAACTGCTGCGCCATAACCATTGCACCGCCCTGAGAACGGGCTTGCTGTCGAATATCGTCTATGATGCTGGTCACAAGCGCGTGCATAGTCGAGTCGGAACGCTTGAGTTTAATTAGTTCAGAATCTTTCACAGATTCAGGCATAGATAACAACTGATTTGCGATAAGTTGCGCTTGTTGCTGCAGCTCTTCCGGCGTCCTCGGCACGTTTGGCGAATTCTGCCGTTGCATAAGAAACTGGTCGACGGGGCTGGGCGCTTGACCCGGCATACCGCCAGCCGGAACTGGAGCCGGCGCGCCGCCTCCTTGCGGCATACCCGTAGCGCCGGCACCCGTGTTGCCGACACCTGACATCATGTCTGGCGCCTGACTCATGTCCTTCATCTGCTGCGCTTGTTGCATCTCGGCCTGCATGCGCTCTTGCTCTTCCGCGTAAATCTTTTCTTCTTCGAGCATCTGTTTGATCTCGTCGCGATAGTCCAAACCAACGCTCGACAAGCCGGTGCTCTTGCTGATTTGCTGACCCTGCATGAGCTGAAGCTTGGCCATTTGGCGATTGAGATCGTCGGCATGCGTGACGCGCATTAGTTTCGCGCTGACGGGTTCCCACGACATTACGCGAGAAATAGACGCCGTCAACTCATTCAGGAACAAATTCATGTTGTGCGGGAGGTGACTCCAATTCGCCTCAAAAAGGCGCAAAGCCGCCGGAGCAGCTTGGAGCGTCAGCGTGCCGTTAAATAACTCAACGGGCATGCCAATGCACTTTAACAATGTCTCTAACCCCTGATCTAACAACTCGCGCGGCGCCAATTGAGAAGCGTCGCCGCCAAGCGCCTGATACTGCACTGGAAACGGAAGAATGTTCCAGCGGGCCGGGTCGGTTCGCCGGGCCCGGATCATCGAGTTTACGCGAGCCGTAAAGCTAGACAGATTAATTGTATGAACAGGGTCAGATGATTGTGAATCGCCGCCGCGAGGCATCGGCGTGATAACGCGAAACGGAATAACATAGTCGAGCGCTACGGCTTCGTTGTAGCGCTTGAGAATCTGGTAATACCACGCCTCGCGAAAATTCGACAGTACGCGCGAAATCCCCCATCCGCGATTACGCATACCAGACAGCGCGTCTTCCTTAAGATGAAAAATCACGCCCTTATCAAACATCAAGTTCTGGCCGCTTTTGATTGCCTGAATAACTTCCCAGCTTGCGCGCTCAAGATGGTGAAGATGACCTTGCTTGATCAGCGTGCGATAGTCTTCAGGAATCTTCCACACATACGAACATTCGCCGGTGTACGGGTCCCACAAGATATCAATTTCGTGCGGGCTCCAGCGCTTGACTGTAATATGACTTGTGTCGCCGCTGCGGCGGTCTACGTGCTTCCACGGGCCGACGTATTTACAGTGCGGGCAGCTTGCGTGAAACTGAAAGTTCTGCCACGAGAAAGCGCACTGGTCTGAGTTCACTACCCGGTCGAGCGGCATTTCTAATCCGCATTTTGGGCAGAACAAATACCGTCGAAACGGTACGAGCAGGCTGGTAAAAGAGTTGCCGTAGGTCATGTAGTCCATACCTACAGAGTGCAACACATTTTTTATGCTGAGCGTATCAGCTAAAAACGTTTCGTATTTTTCTTTCTCCTCGCGACCAGTCTTGTTTTCACCGACGTCCTGAATTTCAACGTCTGTAATAAAGTAAGACACAACGCGATCAATGGCCTGCCTATAAGGGCCGTTCGCGTTCATAATGTATTCCGTCCAACGTAGCGCCGTCTGGATGCTCTCAGGCATCGACAGACTAGCTACATCGCAAAACGGGTCGGGGAAGCGCTCGTCGGCCTGTACGCCGCGGCCGAGCGAGTTGTACCCCATAGAAGCAGATGGTTGCAGCGACACAGGCGCCTCGTGCTATTTGGTCGTTGTTTGCACAGTGTCCGCAACGCGTTTGCGAAAATCACTATCAAGCGCCTGAACCTGCGCTTTCTTTTCTGTGGGCTGCTGGGCGTCTTCGTGTTCCGGGGGCGTGACGCCGGCTTTTATAACTCCACATTTTTCCATGGTTTAAATCTCGTCGTAATTTGCACGAAGGGCGCGCTCAACGAGTAAAACACAGTACTCGCGATTATCATAAACATACTGAAATCCCGTCGTATGGACAAGGTATAAACGGCGATCGTCGTTAATTTGTACGGCCCAAGGGCGCTGGTAGGGATCGTTTGACGGCGGAAACCAGCGTGCTGCGTTTTGCTCAAAACGTAGGTCGTAAATCAACACGATAAAACCGTTCTCTTCTGCGCTATCAGGAGAAACCTGCGCTACAGATACAATTACGTCGTGGAAAAATGCCGGAACGGTGCCGATCCCCTCTTTTTCAAAATACAGCAATTTTTGCGGCGGGCCGGCTTTATGCGTTGTCGCCGCAGCGGTCGGTACCGGATTGTTAGACTGCTTTTTTAGCCCGAACGCCGCCATCGGACTATAGCTGCGGTCAATTTTTTCAAGCGGCGGTAGGACCGGCTGAGGATCCATTGCCGCCACTAAATTTGCCTCTAGCTGCTCTTCACTTTCATCGGCTGCTTGGGTTATTTGAGACACGACCTTTTTTGTGCGCACAACCGGTACGCGCTGCACGCCAGCTTTTTCCATTTTTGCCAATTCTTCAAATACCATTGCAGCGCGCTCCCTGATTGAATTGATATCATTGCCGGAAATGGCCGCCTTCGCCGCGGCCAAAGCCTGATCAACAGCGGGACCAGTCATCTGGTCGAGTGTTAATCCACCAACATTTGAACCGTTTGGATCAATCACATTAATTTTGATTTTTGTGCGATCGTGCGGATTGAAATTAACCGGGACGCCGCCCGGAGTAGACGGCGCGACAATTACACCTTTAAGCCCTTTGTTACCGCGCATGACATCGAGCATGGTGCGGCCATTTTCCATTCGCTCGCTGGCTGGGTCTCGGTAGTCGGCCATAGAAGCTCCAATAGCTAAAAAAAGGGGGCAACGAATGGCCGAAGCCTAGACGTTGCCCCCGAAAGATTCTGAACTCAACTCAGGGCACACTGAATACAGCTGCGTTTTCGGGATATGGAAATACAGCCGACCCAGCGGAACCCCGCCTCCGCAAACCAGCCTAACATGCTCTTCTGTGGGCAACACTTCTGCAAGTATTTTGCCAGAGAGGAGCTGCGCTACCACCAAACCCACGTCGCTATCGTCCGGGAAGAACGGTAACGTACTCGGCGCGGCGTCGATGTTTAACAACCACGTTAACGCCGAATCTTCGGGTTTGACAAAATAACGCATGTTAGTAATTACGCATTAGCGATACGCGTACGAACACTCTTTGCGCATTCAACTGATACTGCGGAAACCTTTTCCGAAAAAGAGTTGTAGTTCTTCTTCGGAACAAACTCTACCGGCGCGAGCAATTCACCGCGATACGGAAATGGCGTGTTCTGCCATTCCGCCGCCCAGTTCACCTGAATAGCGCTGAGTCGACTCAACACTAAAGGTTTAGCCGGATTCATCGCGGCTGTAAATAGCTCCTCGTCGGTTGCCTCTCGCTGCGCCCGCTTTGGGGCATTAAACCGCAAATAATTTGCAGCTTCAGACGGCAGCTGTTCAATAGCCGTCTTGACATCAATCGTTACAGCCAGCGGCTGATCAGGCGACAACAGCGCATCGCACATCTCGCCTTCGGTGGGCTTAATATCGCCTACCTCGGCGTACATTCCGCGCAGAATGTCGTCTAAAATCCACTGAGGCATTCCCTCGGCCGTGTCCAACCCATGCCGAGCCAGAATCTTACCGGCCGGGTTTGGCAGCGATACAGTCATATCACTAACCGAACCAAAGGGATTTCGATCCATATCGCCTAGAACAGGCGAGAAATCTTCAATCGCAGCGTCATGCTTGATCGCCTTGGTGACATCCTTAACCGACTCCTCGGTGAGCGCAGCAACGTTGATGTATGCTTTGTTGCTGAATTCCCGAATCATGCTATCGCGCAGCCTGCGCCGGTAAGTCTCCACCAACTCCGTCGGAGCGTTCTGTACGGCCAGCGCGGTCAACTTATCCTCGTCGATCCGCATGTGGTCGCGTACAGGAACATACACCGTCGGCCAACGGCAAGGCTCGAACGATACCGTCTCGCCCCGTTTATCGGCATACCCGTAGTTGCAGATGTTATGAAGCATATCGCAGCCGCGCTTCGCATTAAGGCGGTGCTTCTGCTTATTCATACTCAACTGCGACCCGAAACCACTAGACGAAATTGGGGCGCGAAAGTCCCATTTGCCAAGAGTTTCCAGCCATACGTTGCCCGACCTGTCTGCAAGCGCCATCGCCGCTGACAGGTTGAGGCCGGCATGCTCCGTTACTTCAAGCACTAACGCTGACGGTCGAACTTTATCGCCGAATCGCCGTGAGGGCGAATCGAATTTTTTACCTTCACCGGCTAGCCAGCTTACCGCCACGAATTCTTCGCAACGCGCCGCTACCCGATCGAAGGCCGCGATAATTTTCTCCTGTGTCTTTGCGATATCCACTACCTACTCCTTTATTCAAGTTACCGTCCTTGTTGGATTCAAAGTGTTTCGACGAATATAGGGCCCAGTCATTCGGCGTCACGACAATTTCTTCATAGTCTCCACTTGAAGTCTTGTCATAAAACTGAACGACCGTCCGAGTTACATCGAGAACTTCCTGTCTGCGAACAGGTCGTCCTTTGAACCGTACAACGTTACGCAAAATTCACAAGATCCCCCTTACAGCAATAAAGCTGCGGCTTTTAGTGCGAGCCGCGTTTAACAACAAAACGCGGTACAATAAATATGCCAGCTTATGCTGAAAAATTTAGTTCAGCTGTCGGGGTCTGGGAGCACACTGTCAAAGACGTTTAAAGAGCCGTCGTCTTCGTCAGAAAAGAAGTCGCCGGAGTTGACCGACGATTTTGGCGCTGATGGTGTTTTAATTTCAGGCGGCGATTCGAGATGTACAGGGTCAACGCCAAGGTAGCCGGTCTCGTCTGGCTCTAGGCTGTCCGCCGCGATATCAAAAAGCGGCATGTTGCCCCACGGCGTCAATAGGTGGCGAAAAGGCGGTTTAGATATGTTTAAACGCACGCCGGCAAAACTAAACACGCTCACGTCACGGTTGATCAGCTCTTTCAGCCGGGCAGATAATTTTTCTAACGCGTCAAACTCTTCGACACGGAAATCGCCTTCTGGGCTAAGGATAACAGCGTAATAACGGTCGGGAGACTTGGCCTCGTCTGGTGTTATTTTTACTTCTGGATTCTGTGTGTCTTCCATGTCAGTCTTTCGTGTCTAGCGGGTCAACGCCGTTAAATCCACTCATAGCCCCGGCGCGATATACGGCACGCGGCAACATGTGCAATTTGTTAGTGCTTAGCTGCCGAACAACTGCTGGCGCATTCGGCTGTTCGTCTACGTATAAGACGAACTTGTTTGACATGACTCCGACAACGTGTATTTCAAGAACCTGCCCTGTTTTTGATGTCGGGTCTGGGGTGGTAACAGCGTGCAAAAATGAGTTTGCAAACCACTGCGCTTTTGGATTGGAATACGCGATGCCGCCTAAGAATTCAAAACACTCTTCTTGCCGCCGATAATCGATGGCGTAAATGCGCTTATCCCAGTTCACAACACGTTGCCGGCCGGGAGCAGGCATAATTCCAAAGCCGCTAAAAAAACGCTCGTGGTCGCGTGCTAGGTCAACCGCGAAGGGCCGCATGTCACTAGACGCCGCAGGAAATCGCGCGTCGAACTCGATGACAGGGTCTCGATCAAAACCGCCGCGCGTAAACAACAGCGCCGGCGTAAACAACACAAGCGGGTTATCGCGCTGATTGAATGCGTCTGCGCAAGAAAGGTGAGCTAACGCGTCTGCGCCAGTTATTGAATCAACTTTTACAAACGTGTCCGGCCGATCCATACCACATCATTATTTTTTAGCGTGAGTAAGCCCGGCGTTTGTTGTCTGAATAAGCAGCAGCAACACAAACGCGGCGTCTACGACGTTGTCTATTCCGGTTGACTTATATTTAACTGCGTCAAACGCGGCGCCCAGTGATTTATTTGCCGCTGCAATCATGTCTTCTTTGCTAGATTTGCCGTTACCAGTTGCAAACTTTTTGATGGTACTGATAGCAAAACCGCTGGAGATCAGATCCGCTTCTTCCGCCCACGTGGCAACAGTGACTTTCATACCGCCAAGCACTTCAGAGGCTGTGGCGACGCGAGACAACACAGCCGGAATACCAAACTTTTTATTGACAAAAAACTCGCGGGGTGGCGTGTATTTTACGTCTTCGTAGCCGATGACGTCAGGAGCAACAGTGTTTAAAAACGCGCGAAGCCTGACAAAACGAGCCGCGCCAGATTCAAGACCCTGCACTGACAAATCCCACTGAAACAGCTGCAACTTTTCTTGCAGCATTTTCTTACCGGGAATAAAGTCGTAAACAGCGACGCCGCAGTTGCTACCTAAATCAAGCCCAAGGAATCGAATTGCGTCAACCGGCTTTTTATCCAACTTAGCCCCAAATTGCTTTGGGTCTTTGTACATCCTGTACTTGGGCACGCAATACTCCTAGCTATTAACGCGGTGGCGTCGGTGTGGTGTTAGACCACCAAGCAACTACTTGCCGCCACAGTGACGGCTGCACCTGTTCTTTGGGCGTGAGCGCGGCCGAACAAGTTTCAAGTTTTGCCTGCGTGTCTTGCAGCTCCTTATACACCACGTTGAGCCGGGTCTGCAATACGTCGTTCATCATTTTCAAATGCTCGGCCATAAAATTCGCGTTGTACGTCGGTGCGCCGTTTCGAGCCGCGAACTCAATAACCGCAGATGCAAAGCGAGCCATATTACCCGCGGCTGGAGACTCCTCGCCAATAACGGATACCTCGCGCACACCTTTGAACCAAGCCGCGCAAAAAACCTCACCGATAGCCGCAAACAAAGCTAAACGCACTGGATATCTAAACGCAAACAAATCACGACGATTCAAAGCTTGCTCAAAACTACTGACAGGATCTGCGCCATTGACAAAGTCTCGCTGCGCAGCCGCTAACGCTTCAGCGATTTTGACAATCTCATCTTGAGAGATGTTGTGTTCTTTGTACCAGTTTGCCGCATCACCAGTGAGCGCAGCCGGATCAAGATTCTCGATTGCGCGAACCATAAGCGTAGGCGTGATGTACGCATAATCGCGCTCTGGGTTGTAGAGCGGGCCGCTATCCCCCTTTTGTCGGTAACCAATGCTACCCATAGCCGTCCTTTCTTAGTTGGCAGATTCAATGTGGCGCGACGCATTGTTTTTACATCGAACACACAAAAATCCATTATCACTGGGATCAAAAAACGCGTCTGTTTGGCAGGCATCGCAATACCGCGTTGTGTATGTGCGCCGATGCGTAGCAAACATACAATCGTCGGCGCCCAGCCAACAATGTACGCAAGAATGTTCGTAGCCATCTGGGCACGGCCGGGCGCGTGTGCGCACCTCTATTAGTCCGCGATTGTCTCGAAACATACTGCTGCTGACACTAACCGTAGAAAACGACGGCTGCTCGCGGCTACGCTCTGCGTCGATATGCGCGAAAAACAGAAGGTTCAAAAAGTGCATAGCCGTGGTATACGGATATGCACCCCACGGCGCAGAAAACCCAAGCGTTTGCGAGATAGCCCGGCAGCTGTTTTGCGAGAAAAATTGCGTAAAAGACATAGGACACGGAGAGCCGCCAACTGCGCGGCAAGTCAGAATATAACCAGAAGTTGTTTTCCGCTTATACGGCCTGACACCTTCTACGCATACCGGCACCAGTTCGTCTTCTAGTTGCCGCGTCCACGGTAAAACAGGCGCGCCGTCTTTTAGTTTTTCAATGTTGCCGGCCAAGCGCCACGCCAACGTGTTTGCTGCACTCCGCGTTAACGTGGTGCCGGCCAACGCACGAATTGAATCAAAAACTGCCGCGCTCACTATTGAGTTTGGCAATTCGTTTAAAACGTCACGGCAAATATCGCGAAGAGTTTCACCGCCAACCATTGCGTCTATGTAAGGACGCAGCGCGCGGTCGGCGAGTCGATCGCGGTATTGACGTAGCCGCGTATAACTAAACGGCGGGCGTTTCATCACTGCCCCGCAACGTAACAGGCGACGCACTCGAAATTGGTTGAGCGACAGTTGTAACTGTTACGGGCGCAGAAGCATCGTCCGACGGGCGGGCCACAATTTTACGATCTGGATTGCTTGCCTCCCATTGCTGCCGCGCTTTACCACACGTCTCTTCTGCAGACGTAGCCGTTTCTTTGACCGCGGCGGCTTCCTGCTCAAGCGCCAAAATGATCGTGCCCAACTCGCTAGATAGGAGATTAGAGATATCGCCAATGCACACGACATTTTTAACGTGCGCAACAATCGGGTCGGACTCCTTGCCCGCTTTCACAGATCGAAAGCTAATAGCAATGTCTTCAATTTTGAGCGTGTCCGGGAGCGGATCGGCGAGAGATTTCCCGTTTAGTTCGGCACCAATGATCCGAAGAGCGCTAAAACGGGAATACAGATCTTCCATTCTCGCCGCCGCGTCTTTGATCAGCTCCGACGGATTTACCTTGATTGTTTGCTGCGGTGACGCGGCAGCAGCCTGTAAAGCTTTAGCCAGCGCGGAGGCGTCCATTTTGATCGGCACTGACACGTTGGTAATACCGCACGTGTTCGGTGCTTCGGATTTTGGTGCGTCAATAATCGTCGTTTTCTTTGCCATTTTTTTTGTCCTTAAAGGAGTTTTACAGCGAAACCAAACCAGTAGCGTAGCCCGGCGTGCGCTCCGGTGTCGGCATCATACAGCAGCTCAACCGGATTGCCAGTCGCCACGTAGAAATGCTCGACGGGTCCGGGTAAGTAGCCGGCGCAACTCAAACCAAGCTGCAGCATAAAAGCCATTGCAAGGTCGGCCGACGGGTTTAAATCATACGGAAAAAGCGGAATTCGTAAATACTCGTCATGCTCGGAAAAAGCCCATGTCGGGGAGTCTCCCGGATTATATTGGGCGTCTAAAACACACCAACGCGAGCTGCCGAGTTTTTCAACAGATTGAATAAACGCCGGAGCAAACGGCGTACCTTCCGGCCACTCGGAACGAGTTTTTTTCATATCTAAACGGGCAACTGAAACTTTCATGTCATCATCGTCCTCGGCGCCGCAGCTTCAACACCAGAATCATTGACATTAATTTTCACGCCTTCACGAAAATGACAAAATCGAATGTCTTGATGTTTAAACGCCGCACCAAGTACACGATCACCATATTTTTGTTGAAAATCAACCGGCGGAAAATTGAGTTGATATAGCAAAGATGTTTTAATCGCCCACCAACCGCCGATGACATACGGCAAGTAAGTCTTTTCATACTCGGGGTTAAACCACGACTGCCGTTGCATCCATAACAACTGCTCATCGGGAAGTTTGGCGCGTTCTACTGATCCAACAAGATTGCAGCCGTTTACGTTATTTATTACACGCGCAAACCAGTTGTGTACGTCGTCGGTAGGCTCTAGATACGAGTCATGATCAAACCACATCGTAATCGGCGCGGTAATGGGCGGCTCGTAGAACATACGCCGCATCATAGGATACTTCAGCAAATTTTCAGTGCTGTGAAAAATCGTCGCCGAGTGGAAGTGATCGGCAACTTGTTGAATTAAAAATTGCGTCGTGTCTGACCCCACAGCGTTGCAGCCAAAACGAAAAGATACGTTTTGGTTGGCCAACTCGCGCATCGGCCCGTTGAGCACGCGCTGCGCCAGTTTAAAATGTTTGTCTTCGTTGCCGTAGAACAGCACACAGATACAAACAGATGCGGCTCCATCCGCCATACACGACTCCATTTAACTAAAAAACTACAACTTTGCCGACGCCATTGACGCGCGCGCCACAGCAACCGGCATGACCACCGGCGGCACTCGTGATCGGCCAAGAAGCTTCAATACCCGCATCACGTTATGCGAATCGGGTTCGATATTCTTCTTAGCGTCTTTGACCATCTTATCGACCAGTTCAAGAAACGTCGTGCGTTCTTTCACAGACGAAAAATTGAATCTAACCGAAAACTGAGTTACTGTTTTGCCGGCGTGCTCGTTTGCAACGTCGCACCTATCCCACGCTGACTTTTCGTCGCCGCGTGTATAGACACAGGCAATTCGACCCAGAAAGTCATAGACCACAATTACGGCCGATTTATCTACATCACCGACTAACGAGAAGGCGTGCGGAAACTGGGTTGCCGGAATAAAAGGCAACTTTTCCACAATCTGCTCGTTAAATTCGAGGCGCTGTAGCTGCAGCGGAAATGTGCGATGTCCGCGTGCGTTATCAGTGATATAGAACTCGGCTTCCAGCGCACCAACGCCGGGCTCAATCACAACTGGAACATTACGTACAGAAAACATAAAACCTCCTAACGCGTCATATTGGACCGGCGACGCGGCGAGGCTTCCTGCTCTTCCGTATCGTCATCAATCTCTTCGCGCTTGTTCAGCTCTTCCCGAACCTTAGCGCACATCGCGCGGTGATCCGCCACGATGTCAGACAGTTTCTCAAAGTTTTCAATGATCTCAGCAAAGTAGCCTTGAACAGTTGCATCAAACTTTGACGGCGCAGCATTTACGATGTCGTCGTAAATGTTGTCGCGCTTTTCGCTAAGCCATAGCGAATCAGAACGAGAAATCCAGCGCCGCTGGTGCTGCAGCAGATCATGCAGCTGCTGCTTGAGCCCCTTGGGCGACTGGTGAGTGCGGCCGCTCGTCTTTTGCTTGCCGCGCATCTCCTGCAACTCAGTCGCCAACGTGCGGGCCGTGTAAGCCTCCTCAGCGCACTTCTCCTCGACCGCAGAGCGCTGCCGATCATCAGGAATCTGCGTGAGAAGCTGTACGTGCGATGTCGTCAGCCGCCACCGCGGACGGTCTGGACAGCGCAGGCTGAGCAGCCGAATGATCTCGGCCTCGCTCGGATACTTCTCAAAAAAGTTTACGGCGCCGCGCATCTGTTCGATGGTATAAACCGGCGCAAAAATTGACATGAGCAGCGAGGCTCCGTCAATGTGTTGCGTCTGCTGTTCCGCCGTTAGATAGCGTTCTGGATCTCCTTTTACTTCCGAAATAAGCTTTCCGATCCGCCAGTACGCGCGCAGGCTAGCTTCCTGCGCGTCACTGAACAGACCGTCAATTTCGGAAACGACGTCCTGCAACTCAGGCGTCAAATTCTCCGTTGCTACTAAGAGCGGCGAATTGCGCGACTCGACCATGTCAGCCTGAATCATTGCCGCCGCCTTAGACTTCCTACCCATTGAATCTCTCCCTGTAAGTGAGGTTAACTATTTTCGCTTTCTGCCTTTCGGGGCAGGAAGCAGCAATTCAAGCGCGGTTGTTTGCAATAGATCGCGCAGGGTGTGGTAATGCCCGCGCGAACACCGCAACATAGAACAAAACAAGTCATAGGCAGTACGTTGCCTAAGCACTTCTTTTGTGTAAACGTCAATGGCGTCGCGCGGCTCGATGTCCGCACCAACCATTGCCGTATTTCGAATAATCTGTTTGGCGTCTTCTCTTGTAATCTTGAACTTCATCAAGTACGAAGTCCATTTGTCGTTTGCTGCGTCCATAGTTGTCTTGTCAGGAGAAAACTCCAGAGACAATCCCATAAGCGCTGAAACGCGATTTGCTACAGCGGTCATATCAACGTTGCGCGCAGCAACCGATGACGCCAAAATTGACACTCGGCCAACGAGATCGGCGCCCGTGTGATTTAGCCGCCCGCCCTTGCCGGCAGGAGACAGAGCCGCGCCAAACTTTGTGTACAAGCACGTAGACGCGCGGATAGCGTTGCCAGTGTCTTCCCGGTTTGAGAAATACCATCCCGCTGCAAACGTGTGCCGCGGATCCGTATAAATATCTGTACGCCGCGATTTGGGGTCTATGAAATACAGCCGCAACTCTCGCCCCAGCAGCTCCGCCCGAAAAAACTCGGCCTGCGGTTGCTTGTCGTATAGCTCGTTGCTGACGGTTTCCATAAACAAACTGTTATCCAGCATGCGGTGATCGAGACCCAAAAAGCCCTCGACAGACCGCTCGCGATGGTTCACAAGCAGAGTACGCTCGCGCAACGCATCAAACCTAACACGCAGCGTAGCGTTGTAAATACTGACTGCCGCGGCAATGTCAGTAGCCCGCGTGGTTGTGCGCACCTGACGGACGTTCTCGCCAGACAGCTCGTTAAACAGCTGCGCTAGCCCGACGGACAAAACAGACGACAACGCCCGAAAACCGATAGCGTTAAACCGGTAGCCGTTTTCTACGATGCTGCCGTCGGGTCCCATGATTAACTGGGACTCCTCGACGACCGGGACTGACTCCGTACTAGCGGATCGCATCTCCAGAAATTTTCGGCACTCTTCTAGCTGGCTTGCCGAAAACGAGAAAGCCGGCACGGGCGCAAATACACTGCGCACAGTTGTAGTTGCCGACAACATCCGGGCCTCCGTGCCGAACTAATCGTAATACCAGTCTGCGCCTATGGCATTAAAAAGCGTCGCAGTGTGCTCGACTATAAACATATTCTTGACGGTTGGCGGAAAACTGCAGACCCACTGGACTCGCGGAATTCCGGTGTCGTCGGTTATGTGGTTGTGCGCACATAGCATCGTTCGCACCACGGGAAAACACATAATGAACCGACGTTCTGTGTTTATTTCCAACCGGTGCAGGTTTTTGGCCACCGCGGCGAGTAACCTGTTTTTACCGTCTTTTGGAATTTTGAACAGATCAGCCATCGTCAGTTCGTGCAGCCGTGGGATACGCCGCCCGCACAAGACACCGGGGAAACGATGAAACTCCGAGTTAAACCAGCTAAAGTTCAACTTGTCGTGGCCGGTCATGTCCCGGCACTCGTTCGCCATCTTGCCCCAACCAGATATCTTAATGCCACACTCTTTGAACACACGCTTGATAATACGTTCTTCAAACGCAAGTTGCCGCTGAAAGCGAATAGCCTCAGCGCCTTGACTGTCCTGATTAAACAGCTCGTTAAAAAAGTTGTCGCGCGGATCCATATTAGGACGCCGGATTGTTATCAAAATAGCTGGCGATCGACTCCGGCGGCGGGAGTGGCATCCACAACAGAAGATCTTTATCCGCCGCCAGCTCCCCACCCGTCACCATGAACTGGCTCTGCGTGATCGGGTCAGCGGCGAGCACTTTTTCTTCGCGGCCGGGGAGCCGTTCGTTTACGTGCGTCCACCTTCCGAACTTTGGTTCCTTCATGAAGCACCTTCTCTACGTCTTTGAGTAATCCTTCAGCGTTAATAATTTTGTCGCACGCCGATTCACCCGCTGGTACACATTGATGCGTTTCCAGCACATCTCGCACCACCCAAGCCAGCCAGTCTACTTCTTCTCGCGTAAACGAGATCGAGATACTGACCGGCTTGAGCATTTCTTTAGCCGTCTTCTTCGTCTTCTTCGTCATATTTGTCCGCATTGTGTTCTTCGTCATACTCATCAACGGCTTCCATAAATTCATTAAAGCTTATGCCCGGCAAGTTAACGCACTCCATAAATTGATAGATAAACCGGCTCTCGCCCGTCTCGTTGTCGACGCGCTCTACTAGCCGGTAGTGCATCATGTCGCCGGTTTCGTGATCGTAGCCGCTGATGATCGTGTCCGCTTTTGGAACCGGTACCGGCAACTCTGAACCATCTACGGGGCCGCCAAAACACTCAGCCATTTGAAACAGGCCATTTTGCATGCCCATAAGTTCATGCTCAATAACGCCGTCGTCTTCGTTTTCTTCTTCTGATTCGTCCATTAGTCCACCTGTCCAAGAGGATCTAAATCCGCTCCGACAACTTCGCCGACCGTGCTTGACGCTGCCATAAGCTCAGGCACGTCGGTCATCTGATTATTCTTTAACTCTTCCATCACCTGCTCGCGATACTTACGCGCCGGGTCGCAGATGGTGTAATCGTTCACACCGAGTAAGCCGTGCAGCATGCCGAGGACTTTAGGGTTGTCTTCAAGCATGATGGACGCCTCAACTTCAGACACAGCGTCTTGCTTGGAAATACCGAGCGCCTTAGAAAAGACGAGCGGTGTTTCAGCGTTCTTGGTGCCGTGCTTGTATTCCAGATCGCAGACCTGTTTGAGCAAGCCCGGCAGCTTGGGGTCCATACCCGGAACCGGCTTACCGTCGCCCGACTGTAGCTCCATGAGCAACCGAATGGACGCAGTGTGCCAATCCCAGAAATGGAACTGCTGGTTTTTGAACGTTTCGTTACCGTTCTTGTCAACGGCCGGGACGATCTCGTTGTACCAGAGCAGGTTAACAACAATCTTTCGCCCGGGGGCGCCGAGATTGTTCTTGGTAGCTGTGATACGAATCGACGAGCCCTCGTAGCGCGGCGGGATGTTCTTCTGCGACGCCTTCGACATGTCGAGAATCAACGTCGGATAGTAATCCAAACTAGCGCCGCCCGGAGCGTACTTCTTGGGCGGACCGAACCCCATAGAGTTAATTTCTTCCTTGAGGTGGTTTGTCGCAATAAGTGCGATCGGGTAATGCCGCAACGTGGGCACCAACGCCGTCCGCATGAAGTCAGACAGGTTGCGAGCGAGATACGGGTGGCCGGCAGCGGCGTGACCTTCGTCTGCAACTTTTTCGACACGACGATCGACCTCAACAGCCGAGATGGAGTCAATGCCGATACAGATAGGAATAACCCGGTCTGGGGCGTTAGCCGCGTCAACCTGCTTGTGGATTGCCTGACAGAACTCCATGTAATGCTTCTGCCATTCTTCCACGCTCGCCGCCGTCTTAATACGGGTCCGCGAGATGTACTGCTGGTTGTGGCTAAACAACCCCGACATCATTGTCGGCGATCCCTTGTTTTCGGTGTCGATCATGATGGCGCCACCGCCATACATGTGAAACCAGCGCATGATCTCGATGAGCAGAGCGGACTTACCGGCGCTGAACTCGCCGCGTAGTTGCGTGAAGCGCGATAGCGGGAAAATGTTAGCCTGCAGCAGATAGCGCGCTGCAAGCGTAGGGAGCGGCAAGCCGATCAGCGGATCTTGATCTTCCGCCGTCGCCTTGAGCACTTCCGTAATAACCGGATGCTCGCCATTGCGGGCGAACACATCAACTTCGTCGTGATCTTCTTTACGTTTCCTACCCATAAATTCCCTTCTGATATGAAAAAGCCTCAGCTCCGGCACGCACGCACCCAGAGAACAACGTGGTGCCGGAGCTGACGCGAGAAGATTACTTCTGCGATGCGCGAGCACGAGCCCGCGCCAAAATGTCAGCAGAATCACGCTTTGCGGGGCCGGCCTGCGCCATAGACGGCGGGGCTGGCGGCGCAGGCGGAGCAGAGGCAAAGATATCAGCAACGCTGGCATCTACCTCCGGCGAAACTTCAGACTCCGGCTGCGGGTCCCACGGAGCCACAGGATCGGGCTGTGGGGCCGGACGACGGGCCGGGGCTGTCGCACGCGGGGCTGGCGCCGGCGGGGCTTCCAAGTCCTCTACCGACGTCTCTACGCCTTGAAACGTTGACGTCCCCTTCGGCAGCGCCCGGAGGTACTGCGGGAAGTCACGCCAAGCGAAATCAAGCGCTTCACGCGGGAACACAGGAGCCAGCATCTCGGCTTGCTCTTCGTATGACGGCAGTCGCAGAAAGTCTTCCCACGTGCCGGCTTCCGCGATGACACGGTCGGCGTACGGCTCGAGAGAAATCTCCTGACCATTAAATGTGTCATGGAGAATGCCGAAGTGCGTGTAGTCACTACGCGAGTGCGGGTAACCAACAATGTACTTTGCGTTAGCCGAACCACGAGCAAACTTCGGGCACTGGAACGTCGTCGGACCTTCCAAACCTGTCGCAATCAAATTAGCGCCACCGCTTTTGAACGCTTCAGGCAGAATTGTAAACAACTTCGCAGCCCCAAGAGACAACATGTCGCCGCTCAGGTACTCGCCGGTGCTTTCGTCGCGGACGTTGAGCGCCGCATGCAAAGCTTCGGCTGCGCTGGTCTTCAAGCCGATGATGCGCGCATTGCGCTTGTTATCATCAGAAAAAGCGCCTAGCTGAATCTTACCGTGTTCATCAACGTAAACGGCGGTTGCCGAAATAAACAGAGTCTTTTCGGGTTTCTTGAGCGACCCGATGTGCGAACTACGCACAAACTCTTTCGACAGTAGCTCCGCAAACAAGCGACCCAACGTCGGATGCGGATTATCCTTAGAGCTGTCGTAAGCCACCTTGCGCAGAACGTGCAGCGGGCTTTCGTACAGGTTCAGCTCGGGGTTACCGTCGTGAACGATGAAACAGATACCCGGGTTACCAACCCAATGCGCACAAGTTAGCAGCCGACTCCAATCACCCATGGCGACGTTGTCGTGCCCCTCTCGGAAGCTGGCAAACGTTTCACCATTTTTTCCCTCCTCGTAGATGGGAAGCAGCCGAAGGCACATGCCGTTTCCGAGGAGTTCACCGCCGGCCGCAATCAGAACGTTATTCTGCTTGCCGTAGGCGTAACGACTCTTGCTGTTAGAGCCGCCCGTACCGATGTTGTTGGCCTTACGGTACTCAGGATCAATTGCCGCAAAATTAGCCGCGTTATAGCGTGGCATACAAACCTTTCTATGTAATTGAGGGCCCTATTGCCCTTTGTGGATGTCTGCCACTATAGCAGACAAAACCAGTCTGTCTAGACCTACTCGTCACAAAACCAATCGACACCTAAACCCCTAGATTTTGAGGGTTTTAGGTTCTCTCCCCAGTGGAAAAACACGTCCCGACTCATACCAAAGTGATACGGTTTCGCCACGTCGATTTTGGCGCCGTCTAGCCTGTGCGGCCAGAAGGGCACGCCGTCAATCATGCACGCTGGAATGACTTCTTTGTACAGGCGCTCAGCGTGCTCCAACGGCGCAATTAACACAATCGCGTCGTGGATTTGCAGCGCGATTTTGTAATCAATATCTGAATGCTCTTCGCGATACTTGTAGAAGTTGTAAAGCGCAATCGACACCGCGTCAGCTACTCCGCCTTGAATCGGAAAATTCTGCGCCTGTCGCTCCTGCTCGCCTCGCACGGCCCTGTCTTTCGTTGGCATGAACCGACGAAAGCGCCCATACGGACCGACCAGCCAGCCCGGGTCTTGTGACCGCATACGGCATTCAGCAAGAAAAGTTTTGGTGCCGGGATAAGACTGAAAGTACGCGTCGATCATCGCTTGGCACTGATCAGCCGTAACGTCGTGACCTTCTTCTTTGCACTGACGCGCAAGAGCTTCTGCGCCGCGGCCGTACGGAATACCGAAATTCACGTTTTTGGCTGCGACACGAAGACCCTTTACGCCGGCGTCAGCCATACCCTGCTTGGTTGGCGCAACACCGCTCAAACGGAAAGTTTTTACTGCTTGCTGGCTGTGTATGTCGTAGTGGTCCGGGTGATCCTCTGGAAGAAGATTACGCCGAACATGCTCGATCATATTTTTATCTTGACTCAGCCACGCGAGGACCGCCAGTTCCGCACCAGTGAGGTCCGTTTCGATGCCGACGCAACCTTTGGGTACACGTAAGATTGATCGGACAGGGTGCTGATACTTGTCTTTGCCGAGGATGCGCTTGTAGTCGTCTTCTCGCCGCGAACTAAGGTTTTGCAGGGGAGGTCGGCTACTGCTTGCCCGGCCAGTTTCCTTGGTTTGGAACATGTGCGTGCGCACCTTACCGTCCGCGTGCACGCATCCAACCAAACCCTTTTCATATGTGTAATTACCGTTCTCATCGAGTTCGTATTCTCCGTCTTCTGTTTCCGCGGGCTTGCGCAACACCGACTGCAAAACCTGACTAATGAATTTATAATCACGGATTTTAGCCGCCGTTGAGTTAATGTGCCCAAGGATACCAAGACTTTCTTTATCTGTGCTAGGCGTAGCTGTCTCTTGGTTAACACCGCGGTACGACAACTCGTTCCACAGGACAGGTCGCTTACCTGTTGTTTTTACAGGCCGTAGATCTAGCGTCTGCGCTTCGTCAGGAATCGGCGGAGAATTCGTATACCTGTCTGCGTAATCCCGGCCGAAGAGCGCAATTGCCAACTGCGGCTGCGACTTTGGGTTAAACGCCGGCCACAGCAACTCCTCGCGGATTTCTGCCAGCAGCTGCTCTTGCGTGTTCATAAACAGCGTCGTCAGCTCATCCGCGCGGTTACGATCGATTTCAAGTCCGGTCATTTCCATTTCTAAAAACGCCAGCGAAGCGTTATGCGCGGTCCAATACGGTAACCAGCAGTCATGCCCTGTGCTGGACCGGGCAATAATGCCGTCTTTACCGTTGGTGCCGTAAAATCTCATCAAGATGCGCCGAGTTACGTCAACGTCATAAGATGCGTACGGATGGAGAATGTGCGCCGGGCATTCACCGTAACCGCCGACTTCACTGGCTTTCAATTTGTTATCAGAACGGTACTTTTTCTTCCAGTGATCAAGCGGCTCCCAGTAAGTCGGGGCGGCAGTAAATCGCATGGAACACTCGTCGAGGCCGTAGCGGGCGCATTCGTTGACGGCGTGGTACATAAGACTTGTATCCCAACCACCGCGGGTGCGGTCGTCGGGGTCTTCGGCGGGAGCGTACTCCGGGCGTACATCCACGCCAAAATCAAAAAGCCATGGCAAGTCAGCACGGAAGAAGTGCCCGCCCACACGGACATGCCGCTCGGGCGTGCTTTTGAGCAACCGCGTAAGTTGCCGGCGCGCGGCGTCCAGATTGGGCTGAAACGCTTCTGCGCCGCCTTGATGCCGCAGAACAATAGTGCGCGCCCACTTATCCTTATTCGATATCTGAACAGTGCGCAAATACGCGCCGTCTTCTGTCGGATAGTCTCCGTGCCACTCACAGTCGATGGCGATGATGTTAGCGTTTGGATCTGGGTCGTTAACCATGTCGTCAACAATTTCAGCCAATGCGGCTTCTGTATACACGTCAGCATGGTCAACAACTTCCTCGTCTAAAATTTCATCGTGAATCAAGGCTTTAAATCGACGAATCTGTCCAACAAAATCTTCAGTTACTTCGGGCTTGCGGACAACAAACGCCGGGTGCATAACCGACAAAGCTTTTATCGTCCGCGGGTTGCCCGCTGCGTCCAACGACGAAACGTCAAGAATGCGCCCGGCTAAACCTGTGACAGCGCCAGTTGTGCGCATCACAGCTTTTGTCGCCTCATTCCCGAGACACAAAATGAACTCAGGCTGAACGATGCGAATTTCTTGCTCCAGCAGAATTGCGCAGTTCTTAATCCACGCCGCAGGCACAGCTGTAATTTCCATCGGCGGAGCGAACTTACACGCAAACGTGACGTACCAGTCCTCGTACGCTTCCGGGCTAATACCGCACTCTTCAAAGATATCAGCCAGCATGTTCATCGCCGGGCCGGCGGTTGCGTTCAAGCTTTCCATTTCGTAATAACCGGGAAGCTTCCCGACGACCATAACTTTGGCCTTGTGCCACGGCCCGTATGTTTCCACCGCCGCCATCCGTTTTCCCCAGCGATGGCCGGGAAGAAACGGGACAGTGATAGGTTCTTTAGACGACTTATGCGAAATCGGAAGATGAAAGTCTGGCCGATACAACGCGTTGCGATAAAGATTAGTTAGGTGCGTACCGACAGGCACGGCATTCTTTTTCTTAGCCGTCACTTCATCAATCTCGTCGCCGAGTGCTACAGCGTGCGCAATAAAATCTGGGCCGGCTGGCGGCATACCCGGTTCCGTAAGCGGAATGAGCGGGTATGCCGCAGCCGTAAAACCTTCTGTGTTCGAGTCATACAACGTCTGTGTCAGACGATGCGTGAGCGAAATACCCTGCGTCATAACACCTCACAACAAAAACGAAAGATCTGCCACGACGTCAACCGCGTCAGCGGCAGATGACAACATCTCAAACAATTCGGGCCGGGAATAATCGGCCGGATCGCGATCGTCCGGGAGAATAACCGGAACCACATTAACGTTTCTCTGGCAAAGAGCGGTGACGACATGCTCAAGCTCAGTTTGCGCGTCGTGATCAAGAATTACAAACACAGGCTTGTTTGCCCACGTTGTCGCGATCGTGTTGCACTGCCACGCAGATAACGTCTTACCAAAAATGCAGACACCTGCAACCCCTAAGCGCCACACGCTGGGCACGCCCTCGACAACAACGGCAACAGGCTGCTCAGCCGCGTTGTCGTAGTTGTAGAGCACCTGACTCTTGCGCATGCCGTTGTAATACTTGACAGTGTTTTTGCCCTCTCCGACTACGCGGCCCTGCCAGCCAACAAGTTGCCCGTGAAAATGCACAGGAATGTAAATACGCCCGTGCATAATCCGATGCTTGTCCAGCCGCGGATTTACACACACGCCAATCTTAAACATCTCGGCCAGTTCACGAATATCTGTGAACCCGCGCAACGCCAAGTACTCAACAGCCGGATGATACTCAGGCAACGAGTCGATAGGCAGAATCTCTCCGGGCGGTTCAATCGTTTCGTGTGCAGTGTCTAACGGCACTGAACGAATCGGTGTCCGCATCATGAATCGTCGACCGGCGCCAAATACCATGTCCTCAAACTGCTCTAACCGCCCGACTTTATCGAGACAGTTTTCGTTATAGCACACGACCAAATGCGTGTTTGCCCGACGACCGTTGCGAATGTCTGCTCCGTACCGATGATTTACCCACAGACGATTTCGCTGATCGCGACAAAATGGACAACACACGCAGTAATACTCTCCCCAGCTACCGCGATAAGTAGACTTACCGCGACGTAGGGGATCATCAAATTGTTCGACCTGCGCGGGCACACCTTCGTTTGCGATATTTACGTCGCCGAACTTGTGCGCGAGCAGGCCATACAGTACGGGATTCAGGGGATTTGAACTTGGCGCTTTTGAAACCGCCATTTTCATACTGACTCCTCTCACGACATCATGTCTTCTGCAAATGTGTCTACGGGCATAATACGACGCGCCGTAGAGCGCGGGCGGGTAAGCGCTGCCGCTTCTTCCGGCGTAACGGGCGCAATGTCGCCTCGCTGAATGATCCGTTTTGCCGCTTCAGACGCAGTGTACTCGTCATTCACAAGCCGAATCTCTGCAACCCTATCGTCAATCTTGATTAAACCTTTGAGATTATCCGCGCGAAGATACCGCAACTTAGACCAATAAATCGTCGATACGTGACACGCCTCGTCACGTGCGTTAACGCAGAGGCACGCATGAAGATTCTCCGCGAACGACTTTGAACCAGACGCGTCGGCGTGCGAAACGTATCGATACGCCGGGATATTCTTAACCTCACCTTGCGCTAACTGATGCGCTAACATGATGACCGCACCTGTGGGCACAGCAATCCGCGCGCGCAACTGGTCAACAGCGTTTTTAATCGGCCGCGCTAGCGACTCTGCGTACTTTGTCTTGGCGTTTGCGTTCATTTCACGCTCCACCATGACGCCACAATAGTCAATAGCGACAAAACCAATTTCCATTCCACGTTCACGCGCCAGTTGCTCAAGCGCGATAACAATCTCCGCCACACCGCCCGCGCCGCGGTTGCCTGTCTTTTCGTTTTGCGAAAAGTCCAGATACATGAAGTTATTGTTGAACCACGAACTAGCGGCGACCCAGCGTTCGCGCTCGCCGAACATTACTTCACCGTTTCTGTTTACAGGCAACTCGCGATCGTAGTCTTTGAGATTTTCGGCTGTAGACAGTTCCGCCCAGAAGTCGCGGCCGACTGCAAATAACGAGCGATCGATCTGCGCTGCGGCAGACCAAAATGTCGGATTCATCTTTTCGGCAGGATCTTCGTAGCCGATAAACACGGACAGCTTGTTGGGCGAGTTGGCGGCGTACTGCTGCGCCATGCGAACAGCCGTAACTGCCAGAAGTGTTGTCTTGCCGCCGCCATATGGCCCAAGTACGCCAATAATGTCGCCGGCCCTGAAACCCTGTAAATACTCGTCAATAAACGGGAGCGTAGTCGGAACAGCAACCGGCGGTAGCGCTATAGGTTGCCCAATTTCGGGCATCATGGCGGCGTTTTCGAAGCTTTTGCCCAGCGCGTCGACCGATTGTGCTTTCCTTGTCCACTGCGCTAACTGCGATTCTAAATTGTCTGGCGCGCCGCCAAACGTATTTAATACAGCCTGCGCCTCGCCTTTAATCATCCGCTCGCGAATAAACCGACGAACAATATCTTCGATATACGACTTTTCGGCGCGGGCCTCGACTTCCGCAAGTGGCGGGACGTTAAAAGACTCGTTGACAAAACTCACCAGCGCTTCAATAGCGTTGTTGTTTAAAGCAATAGCCGCCGTACCCGCAGCAGCGCTATCACGCCACGCAAGCAGCCGTGTAGTGATCATGTCGGCTGTAAGCGCGCCAAACTGCTCGTTCAACTCTTTCATCGCCGCAAACAAGTAGTAAAACGGCAGCTCGTCAATCGATTGTCCGAAATGGTTATTTGCCAGACCGACACGCAACGAATCACGCAGCAGCGCTGGATACCGTAAAAGACCCGAAATCATTGTGCCGATTTCAGGCGCCGTTACCGCGTCAACTGTTTTTGACTTTTCATCCATGAATTCACCCGGCATCGTAATTTCTCCAATGCTGCCGTATCTCGACAACGCCCTGTTTAATCTCGTTCTTTACCCACCATTGATATTCCGGGTGCGCCGCCATGACAGCGTCATATGAACGTTGTTGGGCTTCGTAATCCAGCGCGGCTTTCCACAGATAGCGTTCCACCGCTTTATCGCAGTTACGTCGGGCCGCAAACGCATTTCGAAAAAACGGTGTTGCGGTGACGTAACTCTCGTCGCAGAGTACGTATAGTTCCTGCGCTGTCTCAGGCATTTTGTATATCGCGGTTGTCGACATGCGTAAATGCAGTGTCTCTGCCGCCACGTGAAAACGATCTTTAATTATCCGCGGCATATGCGCCATGTAATCGCGATAAATCTCGGCTGATTTGGCGCTGTATAAAACAGACGGGCGCATTTCAGTTAAACGTTGATGCCCCGTCGCAATGCGTTCTGTAGCGAGCGCCGAGAAATGCGCATACACCCAGCCGCCAAGATCGGCGCCGGCGTGCTCTGCGGCGCGTAGAATTTTGCCCCAAACCGGCGTGTGTTTTACGCCAAAGTTATCTTTACCGCCATCCCACGCAGGTCTACGTTTTAGATGGGGCGGCGCTTCCCAGTCAGCAACGCGCTCGTTTAGATAGATATATTGGTACCGAATATACGCAAGCTTTTGAGCTGCTGTGAGCGTCTGGTACCAATCGACCGACAAAATATCTGAATCAATCTCCGCTGTCGGGTTCGCGGTTTCTCCAAGAACGCTGTGCGTCATGCCAATTCTGCTCCCATCCGAGGAGTTTATAGCTGTTTCGTCTGCCCAGACTCTTCCGGTAGAAGGTCGGGTCAAACGTGTCCATGCAATCCAATACTTCGCCGAAATCTTTTCGCGTGCCGTCTGGGGCTGTGTAAATACGGCTTACACGTCCCGGACCCTGCACGTCCACAATATCGCTATCCCGGTCATCGGCGCGGACAAGAACGTTCAATTGTTCAAAGTCAACGCCGGTGGCCCATACGTCCGTGGCGATTACGCGCTTGAGTTGTCCAGACTCGAACTGTGAACGCATATCGCATTTTTGTATGTCTGTAAGCGGTTTGTAGTCGGCGGGCAGAAGGCCCTTTTTCCGATACCCCGCGCAGTCATACGGCGACATGTTTCCATATACGAGACTGAAATCAGGCAATTGCGCGCCGAGATGAACAGCATGTTCAATCGTCTCTACGAGGATCAAAATCTGGTGCGATTCAGAGTATCCCCGCACGGCTTCGGCGATGATACGATTCCGCTCGTGGTTTGTCCAGATGCCGTATCGCTTGCGCGCCACGCGGTTGCTGTAGCGCTCTGCCGGGTTTGACCGCAGCCGCATGGGCAACCAGTTCACGCGCACAGGAACCACCAGCCCAAGCTCGACGGCTTGCTGGTATGTCAGCTCAAACACCATGGGACCGAACATCGGCTCAAGCACGGCATGAGCGTTGTCCATCCGCGCATATGGCGTTGCGCTCAACCCAAAGTTGCGGCTCGTACGATACCGCGCGGCCAACGCTGTCGAGAAGTTCAGCGTAGCGAGCTGGTGCACCTCGTCGGCAAACAAAAAATCTGCGTCGCCGTCGGAGTGCGCCAAGCTGCCGGCCGTGATCACCGTCACGCGTTCCCACTGTTTCCACCCGTCGCCCACGCGGCCCACCTTCGGCAAAAGCCGTTTTAGGCTGCGCACAATACGGTCGGCCACGTCTACTGACTTTGTGACAACGTGAATCTTGGCCGTCGGAAACAGGAGCGCCGCGGCGCCGATCAAGGTCGTCTTACCGAAGCCAGTAACAGCTTTGATAATTCCACACGGTACGCGGGAAATTGTGCGTAAACATTCTTCCTGCCGAGCGCGAAACGTAATCCGGCCGGCGAGGTTTTCCCACTGCGGCGTAAAACAGTCTGGCCGCTTTCTTTGACCAGATCTGTCAACGAGCAGTGTGGGACAACCAAGTTTTTTAAGCCGGTTGACCATGCGCGCTAAATAACCGCTGAGCACAATTACGTGCCCGTGCTCGACCCGGTGCAGCTTGTATTCTTTCGTTTGAAAGAACATTCGCTGCCCGGTAATAGGATCGCGACGTGCTTGCCCGTGAACCTGTTCAACGTGGGAATACCGTAAGTCGTGCGTAAGCCGCTTGATCAGTTCATCGTTCAGCGGGGCGTTGTCTGCGCCAGTAAGCGTTAAAACATTTCCAACGCGTGTAATAGTTACAGGTTGGGCAATCATACTAACCGTCGCTTCCCGGTCCAGAGATTGGCTCAACGGAAAGGACTTCAAATGTCCCATATTTTTCCTGTGCGTTGTTGAACGGAGAGAATCCCCGATATTTTCCAACTAAAGTGAGTAGGTGCACAAAATCTCCCAACGGAATCTCCTCTGGAAGCACCGCCGACAATATCACAATGTCGCCGGGGCGAAAAGCCTCGTGCAGCGCGTAGTGGCTGCGCATCTGATTATCGACTTGCGGCGTCAAAATCGTTCGCCGCCAGTCGTTTCTGGGCTCTCCCATGACGATAGGACACCAATCAATTTTTTTGACGTCGCTGTGGTGTCGATTGGCTATCTTGGCCGCATACCGCATGCACGCCAACCACGCAGACGGCAAAAACATGACACGCTGACTGGGGTCGCGGTCAAAGCAGAAAATGACTTGGCCGTGACGCCGCTTTTTTGCTGTGCCAAGGCAAACACGGTTGAACCGGATTTTGATAGTTATTTCTTGCATGTCATTACTGCTGTTTCTTACTCATGTGTTCAGCGTATGCTGCGCGCTCCGCCGGCGTTTTAAAAAACAAGTTAGGCGTAAACAAACCGTCTTTTGCGCCGCGGCGGTTTTCTAGGCCGTCGAGCCAGTTATAGCGCAGATAGCGCACAAACGCCTGAGACGCGCGCAAGTCTCCCTTTGTGCCGCCGCGAACGGCTTTGTGAATGCGGTACAAAAAGTTAGCCGGATCTTGCAAATCCACCTCAGCCGGATCGACCGTTTTCCAAGCGCGCAAAACATTTGCACAGCGCAGTTCGCGGCTTTTATGTAACAACCGCTTTGGCGTCGACACGTGTTCTTGCACTTGCGGAGTTAAGCCTAAAAACAACTCAAGCTTTGCTGCACGATCTGGCGCTTTTCTATCAACATACCAACGCGGGTCAACAATAATAGCCAGCAATTGCGCGGCTACCTCCTCGTCTAGTGTTGGTATAAACGCCAGCGATTTGTGGGCGGGGTGCATACGAAAATAGGCTTTAGCCGCGTCGTCAAACACAAAATTTGTGCGCTGCATCCGACCGAGAATGGCGTATGTCGGATAATCGTGCACCGATAGTTTGTGCCAACCGCCGGCGGCTGGCGCGACGTCTACCCCGCGCATCCGACAAAGCACAATCTGCGGATCGTCAATATCGTCGGCTGTGTGCAGGATGTTTGGCCCGGCCACTTCCACAAGATTGATTTCGTTCTTGTAGTGCCGCAAATACAACGCCGAGATAAGCTCAGCGTTTTGCGGCAACCCCAGCACGCGAACCTGCAAGCCCATACCGTTTAAAACCGGAGAAAGCAAAAACGAATCAAGCAACTGATCTGAGTTTGTTGCCGGACCAATGCCGACAGAAAACCAGACTCGCCCATCTGTGTGGGTGTGTAGTTTGATTACGTTTTCGTCAACTACGCTGTACATGCCGTAACTCCGGGGCCTCTAATTCAATTGCTGATTCAAACAGGTGCGAAAGATTGATTGCGTGCGTAACAAGCAAGCACTGCAACCCTTTCGCTGTTGATAGTTCGCGTAATTTTTCCAAAACCGGCGCTAACGCCTGAATACGAGGCTGATCCAAAGAAGCAGTCGGCTCGTCCAGCGCGAGCAAGCCAATTTCTTCGGCAAACATGGCGTTGACGGCGACTCGAAACGCAAGTGCCAAGACCGTTTTTTGCCCGACAGACAATCGTTGAGCAACTTGTCGTCGTCCATCGAAAAATTCTGCGATAAATGTAGGTGTTCCATCTGTAGCCACCTTGACAACAAAATTGACGCGAAACACCTGCAATAGTTCGTTGATTGCCGACTCTAAGCGTTGAAGATTGCGTTGCGCTACAAGTCGCGGTGCGTTTTTTAAGGCGTCGCGGGCTACCTCAGCGACGCCTGACCAGCTCCTTAATTTCTTTGCGCGTTGCTCCTGCTGTCTAGCCTCCGCAGCCTGCTCGTCAAAACGTTTCTTCTCAAACAAAATTTGCGCGCGTTGATCCGCCAGCCCGGTTCTAGTTTTTAACTGATCTTGCAACTGCTGCAGGCGTGTCTGTGCTAAATGCGCGTCAGCCTGCGTCACCGAAATCTGCGCTAAATCTTCCTCCAACTGCTTTTTACGAGACCGAAGCGCCTCAATCGCGCCATTAACCTGCGCACGTTCTTCGCGGGCTTTTTGCGCTAATGGTTCAATCTCTTTTTTGACGCGTTGAAACTCTTCATAATCAACAACCGCCTGCTGTAGTTCATCTTCGCTGAGATCCGGCGGTTTTACAGCCAGTAAATCTTTTTCAGCCGCATTAAGCTGCTGCTCTTTTGCTTCACGCGCTTTCTGTCGCTTTTCCCAGTCTTGCCAGACGCCTTCTTTAAACGTCTGCTGATTAGCGGCTTTTTTCCATTCCGCTAAATCTTCTTCCATTTTAACAAGATCGGTTTTGTGCTGTTCGACCTGCGCCGCCAACTGAGAAGACGGCGTATGGCACGTCGGGCACTCGGCAATGCCTGCGGTCGAAAACATATCAATAAAGCGTTTGGCCTCTTTTATGCGCTGCTCACGCGAATGCTGTTCGCGGCGCATTTCTTCGGCAGTCGGTAGTCCGGGCTTTTCAGGCTGCGGATCTTTCTCGCGCGCGTCTTCCAGCTGCGCACGCGTCGCACGAAAGTTCTCCTTCGCTTTAGCGACGCTCTTGTAGCTCGCCCAGTGACCAAGCGCTACGCGAGCCGCGGCGTGAGATTCTTCCTGCCCGTTTGATGCTTCTGTCAGTGCCAGCAAATCCGCCTCATACTGCGCCGAAGCGTTAACAAGGTCGTCCAGTTTTTGCTGCTGCTGCTCCAGCTGGTGTTCAAGCTTCGATAGCTCACCGGCTCCGCGTTCACGTGCATCCCACTGCTGAATTGTTGCCTGATCGGCCCGCATGAGCGACAAAATGTCGTCGGGGTTGGGCAACTTAGCCATCTGCTCAGAAATTGCCTGCGCACGTTTGGCGGCGTCAACAGACTGCGCATTTAGCTCGTCAGCTGTTTGCACTATCTCTGGGATATTCAACTTGGCCAGCGCTTTGCCAATTGCATCCTGACATTTGTCTGCGCGGGCAGTGTTGAACAACCGCTGAAAAAACTTATCCGTGTCAGTTTGGTTGTCATCTATAAACGAGAAGATCTCGGTTTGCGAAACGATAATAAACCGACTGATAAACTTGGCGTCGACACCCAGCAATTTCTCAACGCCGGCGGTTACGCTCTTGTCGCCGCGGCTTATTTCTTTGCCGTCCACGATCAGGGTGGACTGCTCTTTCTCCGGCAGTAAATGCCGCGTCACAACGGCAATGTGGCCGTTATGCTCAAACTCCAGTGTGGCGTACGCGGGTTCACCTTCGCGAGCGTATTGCGAAATGTTGTCGGTCTTTACACCAAAATTAGGATTCTCGCCGGTGAGCAGCCAACGAATCGCGCCGAACAAACTGCTCTTTCCCGAACCGTTTTCGCCGAGAATCGCTACCAGCCCACGCGTAAACTCACACACTCGGTATCGGTGGTGTACCCAATTCTTCACTTCCAATCGCAAGAGCTGCATCGTTAGGTTCTCCCGTCATGTATTTTGAAAACTGTACATCAAGCTCTTTGGTTGCATCGTCGGCGGCCAGCAGAGCCGCGGCCAACTTGTAGGCGTCTGTGCCGTCACCCAGCAGGTCGCCAAGAGCGGACAGCAAATCATTCTTGGCGCCATCTCGTGTACTCGTGCGCTTGTCGGCGTCGTACTTGTTGGTCAACGCCTCACAGAACACGTGCGCTGTGTCGCCAACCGCCGTGACCAGCCGGATGTAGGCGTCGGGCAGCTGCTTATCGAACTTCATGCGCACAATCGGCTTCATGATTTCCGCCGGATAGCATGACAGCGTCGCTTCCGCCCGAGCGTCGTGAATATCTCGGGTCAGCCATTCGGCGCACAAATTATCGAGCAACGCTTGATCGTCGACGCGATAGTCGAGAAACCGGCGTGTCTTGAGCGGCACAGGACGGAACTCAAAGTTCCCGTTCTCGTCGCCATAGATAACAAAAAAGAACTTCGCCGCCTCTTCACCGCAATCCTGCATGCAGATCGAACCCGGCGACAGCATCTGAATCGGCTGACCCTGCGCATTTGTAGCCGTCACGGTCTTGGTGACGTGAAAGTCGCCGGCTAGCACGGTTTGTACGTGGTGCACGTCAAACAGGTCGCACTCGGTGCGGCCGACGTTGCCCATAAAATCTTTCCATACCTGATGCACGATCAAGACATCAGTATTAGACGGCACTTCTTTAAACGCTGCCTGAATCTCTCCGCGAGGAAGCCAGTCAAGCCCGTATACTTGCGCGCCGCGAATGTTGTACGGCACTTTGTGAATATGTATAGGCCACGGATGCACGCTCAGCCACGGAGCATTACGGTCATACTCGTGATTACCCTGAATGTAGAAGACTTCTAAGTCTTCGTTCTGCATTTCTGTGAGCCCTTCGCACAGTTTTGCAATTGGGCGTGCGGCATTGCTTTTTTTCTCAAGAACATCGCCGCCGAGAATCAGCGGCAAGCGGTGCCGAATGCAGTAGTCTATGATCTGTTTAAAACTGTAATACGCGTCGCCGTAAATACCGGGCCGCGTTGACCACGCACCGTCTTCAAGGTGCAAGTCGGCGGTAAACACAAAAAGAGGTTTCACGCGCCGCTCCTAGTCTTCGTCATCATCGTCTTCGTAATCAACGTTTTCGTCATCTTCAAAATATTCTTCCTCGTCGTACGGTTTGGCGTTGTTTTTAGTTGCGTATGGTAATTGCCAGTAAGGATTGACTGGAACGTCAGTCATTTCCGAACTGTAGTCAAACGGTTTAAACAATTTCATCAGCGTCGCCATGTACGCCCCAATGATTTTTGGCAGTTTGTTTACATCAATGGATTGGATGGTGTGCGCCATTTCTTTCCACGATTCTGGTTCGCCGCTGAACCACCCGGCGTGTTTCTTTTTGCCTTTAGGGGTCGTAGTGATTACTTTGAAAAAAGACAGGGTAAACAGCTCAGCCAAATCTTCTGTGGTGGGCGCGGGCAGACTGAACGATTTGTGCTTCAGTCTGTGCTTTTTCTGCAGCGCCAACAACTTGCCGTCAAAATCTGCCTGCATGTGCTGCAGTTCTTTGGCCATACGCGCCGCCAGCACAATCTCTTCAACGCCGAGATACGTCGGGTTCATCAGATCGAGAACCGACCACAGCAGATGGTAGTCGCGCTTCATCGCGACGACGTACGCGCGAATAAACTGCTGTTCAGATTTAGATATGTTGTTTGGATTGAACATGCGGCAGCCTTGATCACACGCACGTTGTTAACAATTACTCAGCCGGCGCGTCATCTGTATCTGCGGCGCCTGCGCGCTGGATTATACCGTCCCGTTCGAGACTTTCGAGGAGCGGTTGCAGCCTGCGCAAGAACGAACAGGTCATATTTAACCAGCTCACTAACTCCTCCGGTGAGCGTGTTAAAAATTTTTCTTTCAATTCTTCTTCCGTAAGATGCTCAACCTCTACATTTTTCCACTCACCATCGCGCTCAACGCGCACATAAGCACCTGTCATAAACACTCCGTAGCTAGCGTCAGCCTCCGAATAGCCAATTGTGCCGACGATTTGAAAAACAGTCAACTGCGCACATTTAAACTAATCAACTTCAGCAGACACGTGTCCGTCAAGATTGAACGTAGCTTTGAAAGTGTCAAAAGCCTTGTCGACGCGTAGCCGTGTCATTGTTGAAATACCGAGCAACGCATTTGCGACATCATCTGTATCCATGTTGCGCTCTAAAATTGCCTCTACCACCAGATCTATGTCATCGGCAACGTTGTGGAGGTTAGTGATATCCGTCTCAAGTTGAAAGCGATCAGCCATGAAAAGCTCCTTATAAAATTAACCATATGCCCGACTAGGATTCGAATGACGTTGCTGTAACTGTTTCGACCTCTGCGCTGTCTTGCAGTTTTTCAATTTCAGCCGCTGTTTCAATGCCCTCGCCGTTTCTGGGCGGGCGCATCAACCAAATGTAATACAGTTCCGCAAAATGAATTTCAGTCACGTGCAAGGGCAGCACGCTTACGGCGCAATCAGGGTGTGATTTCTCGTGGCTGCCAAGCCGGTTGCCGACGTTTTTTGATTTGCCCACATACGCGCATTTCCCGCTGGCGTCCCACAAAAAATAGATACCGGCTTGATTTGCGTAGTTTATTTGCGCCTCGCGCGAAGTCATGACCTCCGTAGGCGGCGATGGCATCGTCGGCGGTTCGTAACTTGTGCCACGCGGAAAGCGCTTTTGCAACCACTTTTTTGGCTTTTTAATTGCCTTCATTTGCTGACTTAATTTGCGCAAATCAGCCCGCAGCGAATTCACAATCCCACGTAGTTTAAAATGCTCCTCAATTTGTTCTTCTGTTTCTTTGTCTAATTGATTTTTCTGCTCTTCGAGTTTTGCGTTTCCATATTCAACCATGTCAAATAAACCGTCAATGTAAGCGCGCGGCACATTCAACACGTTTAAAATGTCGAAAATTGCAGTCATACGAAAACTTTCGCCGTCCGGTGACTTTTCAACAACTAATTCGTAGCGCTCGCCGCGATCGTACTCGCGCCGCAAAACGCCGTAATAATAACCAAAATGACGGTCGCCCGGTATTAAATAGCGAAAACGAAGCTGAATTTCACGCGCATTGCCGCCTTTGATTTGAAAACCAATTGGCGCCCAGTCCATATGGCCGTGCCGCTCATAAAAATCCAGCGCGACAAGACATAAATGTCGAACAAGATTGTGCTCAACAAAAAACGCAATCTCAGAGCAACATCTGTCTGCTTTTGTAGTGTTTCCGCAGTTGTTGTAGCGATACGCATTTTCTCGCAAACAGTCTATTTCTTCCTGCCACGTCATTACACGCAAATTTAACGCGTCATTATCTACATCTAGTCTTTTAAGCCGCAGTTGCTCTAGTAAAAGATCTGATACTTGTTTGTTTTCCATAACTAAACCTACGGCGTAATGCCAAAAACCCAATGCCCGACTAGGATTCGAACCTAGACAAAGAGAACCAAAATCTCTTGTGCTACCGTTACACCATCGGGCAACCGCGCATTGAATCCCTTCATTTACGTTCTTCTGGCGCCCACCGTAGGACCATCTTGTTGAGCGTCGCCAGCTCGTGGTTATGACCCACTCACGGTTTGGGTACCGGACCGTCGATGATTGCAACGGCTTTGCGATGGAAACAGGACGCCGGCACGCCCTATCGTATATTTACTCTTCACCTGCTGCCACGTCGTTGAAGCTGACAAACTCGCCGCCGTCGTCGTTAAACAACAGACCCGGCTCTCCGCCGTCGCCGGCTGCTTCCGCTGCGCGAAGAGCGTATTTTTTCAGCAGTTTGTAAATTGCTGCGCCCCGTTTGTCGCCAAACTTGATACACAGCAATGCCTCTACCGTCAAATACTCTTCATAGCCTTCTTCAACATTATCCTCTTCGTACGGATTTTCGTCATCGATAAACCCGCCAAAGTCAAAGTTTTCGTTGTACATGGTGTTGCCTTAATAAATAACAGTCAATGAAACAGCGCAATCGGTGAGCGGAAAAAGATACACACCGCGCGCAGAAAATTGTCGTGGCCGCTCTAGTCGCATCACTACACGTCCGTCATACAAAAGCGTGGCCACGATGTACGGACCGGTTGCCGACACAGCCGCGTCAAGCGACACAACGTATTCCGTTCCGGGCACAATGAACTGCACGGACGCGCCGCGTGGTCCTGTAGCGCCGGTGACGCTAATCCTACTGCCCTCTTTTGCGTCGTCAATAACGCGCTCAAGTGACGCCACCATATCTTGTGTGGCGATTGCGTGATGACAGCGTTGCGTAAAAAAACCTAAGTACCCCTGCCGCTCAATGTGTTTAAGTTGCTCCGCACTGATAACTGCAGCAATCTCTAAATGTTGGGCAGCTATGCTCACATAGGCAAGCAGCGCCGGGCAAATAGATGCGTAATCTTCTACGGTATTTGTGCCGGTCACAGCTGATGAAGACCGAGGAGTTACGCGTATGAACTCGCCGGTCTCTAAAAAGATGTGATGCGTGTTTGTACCGTTGTCGAACGAGATGCCACGATATGCTGGCCCAAGTTCACCGCTTGGTAGCTTGTCGCGAAAACTGACGAGACTAGCTGATAGCGCAGACGCCATCGTGTCCGTGAATTGCGCCGGAGAGAACACACGTGCCAACATACGCTCGTTGTAAATCTCAGGAGCAGTCGGGTTCACAGTCAGCGGATTTTTTGGGGACTCCGCGACCTCTGCGATCACAGCGTCAAAGATATCTTGAGCCGAAACATCTACATCAGCCAGTCCGTTTTCGATCAGGTCAGAAAACAAAACGAGCGCAGCAGTCACAATAGCCGGCGCCGTCTCTTTAGTCGCGCCGTACTGCACGGCAACAGATAGGCCGCGATTGAGCGCCGCCTGCGTAATTGAAAACGGTACCGCGCCCCAGTTGATGTTGCCAGAGACTTGCGCTAGCTGCCAAAGCGCTTTAAAGAACGCCGGATCTTTTTTTGGCGTACAAGACTGGCGAAAAAGTTCAAGCGTGCAGGCCAGTAGCCGCAGCTGCCCGAGATCATCTGCCGTACGAAATTTGCCTAGAAACTCACGAATATGCACCGATGGTTTTTGTGATTTGTCCACTGAATACTCCGTCACATGCGTTTAAAAGTGTTATCACGTTTGATTTAAAAGTGCCTGAAATGTTGTGTGCTGTGCCGTTGTGGCTGTTCACATATGGCGCAAAAGAAGGTTGAACGTGACTATCAATAAGGACAGCGTGAAAATTAGAGGCGCGCTCGCTGTCGGAAAGCGCGCACCGAGCCTGAATAAACAACTGTAGGCCGCGCATAGCGTCGCCTATAAACAACACTACGCCTGCCTGCGTCTGACATAACCGACGAACCTGCTCGGCAAACACGAGCAAGTCTACGTACGTTGCAGCACCAAAGGCCGCGCCAATCTCTGCTCCCGGGCCGTCCGGGTAAATATGCCCGGCCATTTCACCCAGCTCGACGTGCACTGTTGCTGGAACGCCGAGAACGTACGCCGAGTGAAGCAGGCTACGCTCTGTTGCCGCACGTGGCGAGTATGCCCAGCGACCGGCCGCCTCGCCGTAACCAAGCCCCTGATTAGCCGCTAGTCGCGCAACATAGTTCAGGTCATGCGTCAGGCCGCGCTCCGTCGTTTGAATGTCAGCTACGAGCCCTGCGCCCGTCGTGGCGACAGAGGTGACGTACTGCTTGCGCAGCAACTCAACAGACGCGATACCGGCACCCGATTGAATAGCCGGCGCTGAAATAAATAGCATTACCGGCTGGCTGTTGCTACGCGCGGTGTGAATAACGCTTGCGACGTCAACGTGAGAAGACGTAATAAGACACGGGTCATCGCCAGCCGCTGGTGGCATTGCGTCACACGGCGGTGTCGCCGCTCGAAGGGTGTCAAAGATTGGAAACGAGCTGTTCAGGCGCTGCGGCAGTACAAGCGCGCCCGGGTGTGTGACTTCCGCAGTACGCAACATCGGTCCGCTGCCCCACACCAGCCAATCTGCGTTGACATGTGTGTGACTGAGGATCTGCGCCAAGAGCGGCGCCGACACTGCGTACTGCCGTTTAAAAACTTTCCCAAGATGCGTTGAGTCAAGCTCGATGGCGCGAGCGAACGCCGGCACATTGTTATCAAAAAGCGTCGCGCACAGGTACTCCAACCTCTGCAGCCATGGCTGGTCCGCGTGCGCGATCTTGCGCCTGTGCTCTTCGCGCTTCTGCTGCTGCAGTTCGCTGCGGTGACTGCGCTTTGGTCTTGGCATCATCACCCTTCCGTTTCTGCTCTTCTATAAGTCTGCGCCCAGACTTACGCATGATACCTGTGCCCGCCATTAAACGCATGCCGTGTACCGCGCGCAAGTAAGCAGCAACCAGTTCGTCGTAGCCGTCCAGCAATTGCATTGGGTACCGATTGAACTCGCCAAACAAATAGAAAAACTCGGTGTCCGGCTGCTCATAACAATCCGAAACTTTAAGCGACTTGATGTAGGTCACACGGCTTCCGCGCACACGCACACACGGCAACTTTGTTTTTGGCGCGTGCAAGAAAAATTGCCGCGCCTCTATTAGCCAGCCACTATCTTGCGGTACTACAACTAGCCGCCATAGCGAACCCATCGTTTTGCGGCCTAGCTGTTTAATTTGCTTGTGGTACGCGTCTCGTTCTCGTTGCAGCTCGCCCCGCAGTAAGCGCTCGTACTGCTTCACAACGTCAAGCCCGCAGCCGACTCGCGGATCCCAATCAGGCGCCGCAACAAACCGCGCGGCCACACGGCACGTCACAATAAGTTTGGTGTCTTTGTTATGCCGACCAAGTGCCCGTAACTTGTTCTTGACGCTACGATACTGCGCCGAGCTGATACGGGCATAGCAAAACGGACACACGTGCGAACGATTGCACGGGCGAAATATAGCGTCTTTTTTCCAGCGAAAATACATGTACGTCGGCCGGCAAAACAAACAGCGCTGAAACGACAGCCGAAACTTTTTGAAATCAAAATCAGCGGCATCCGGGTGCGTGAGCTTGCCAATTGGCAGCCAGAGCGCCCGGATAGCCAGCTCTTTGAGTTTGAGCGCCCAGCGCTGCCGAACTGTATTTGTCCGGCCAATGACGGCGTCGTGCGTCTTGGCGCCGGTCAGACCGAGTACAAAATGCTGCGCAAACATATGCGCCGTACGTACGCTGACGCGATTGACGCGCCACGTTTTTAATCTGTAGCGACGGACAAATGCCGCAAAATCTATAAGCGCCATTACAGCAGAACTTTCGACGGCGGCTCGCCCATATCAAGCAATACGTTGCGTACGTTAATGTGTTGCAAAATTTCGCGGCGTAGTGCTTCGATGTGCTCGGCTGCTTCAAGCGCAAGTTGCGCACCATCAGAGCGTGGTTGTCGCGCTGCCCAAAGCGTTAAACGATTTACAATGTCATTCATCTGTCGTAGCGAAGGAAAAAGTAAATAAATGCAATCGCAATTAGTGTGCCGCAGATTTCAGAAACAATACTGATTGTCACGCGGTCTCCTTCACAAAGATACCTTCAGGCGTCAACGTGCCTTTGCGGTCTTTGATCTGCTCGTATGCCATTGCAAGGCAGTATTCGGGCGTGATTCCGTGTAGCTTGCAATACAGAATAAGCGTCACGAGCACGTCGCCAACGCCGTCTACGATCGCTGTAGTGTCGCCCTTGAGTGTCGCGTCAGCTAGCTCTCCCAGCTCCGACATCGTCTTCATCAGCTGCGCCGTTGGGTTGCTGTTGGGGATAATCTGCCGATCCTTTGCCCACTGAATCACCTTCTCTTCCAGTTCCTGATACGTCATTTGAGCGTCCTTGTTGTTTGAGATAATCCATCTGCGCTAACAATAGCTGATCGTGCAGCGAGATGAGTTCTAGTCCATACTCCTGCAGCTTGTGCTTCATCCGTTCATACTCCGGCCGAAGGAGATTAAGCAGGGCGAGGACGCTACGCATCTCTTGCGCGCTCAGCTCGCCCATAGCCAGCCGGATCGCTTGCCTGTCGCCGGCCCAAATATCTTTAAAGTCATTTGGCACGAAAATACTCTAACGCTGTTTGAAGATCCGGCTGCTCAATACCCGGCGGCGCAATGTAAGACCGCCCGACGCGACGGACAACAGAGTCGAGCAACTGCGCGCGGCGTTTGATTTGCTCAAGCTCTGCTTGATTAATCGCTATCTGCTCACGCAGACTCTTCAACTCGGCCCGCCTCTTCTGTTGCGCTGACAGCCTGCGGGCTTTCTTCTTGGACTTCTTCGCCACTGATTTGCTCCTGCATCTTGGCAATTCGAGCACGCACTAGATCGATGGCGTGCTCGACACTCTCTACTTCAATAAACGGTAGCTTGGCCTGCAGGTGCTCCCACTTGGTCGGCCCTACGCCAGCTACGTTAATCTCACCGGCGGCTTGGTCGCTAAACTCGGCCAAGAGCGCGACGGCTGTGGCCGACTCGCGCGACGGAAACACAATAATTTTGTTATCAACGTCTGAGAAAAACTTTACGCCTGTGTTATCGCAAATCACATAGCGCACTGCCGACTCGCCCGTGTCGATATAGTTCATGGCCTTTGCAGGCGCGGCATAACTTACACGGTGCTGCGGCGCGTCGGGGCTGTGACAGGTTTTAAACTTTTTACCGCTGCCGCAGGGACACCGGTCATTGCGTTTGATAATGCTATCTTTGCGAATCGTGCTCACGAAAAACCTCCGTGTCTTCGTTAAGCTGGATTAAACGCCGGCCAGCTGTCCCGGGTTGCGCAATTGTCTCTTTTTCTTTCGCTTGTGCAATACGTAGCCAGTTCAACCGGAACTCTTCAATCGTAACCCCCTCCCGCGGCAGCATCAGGTCGAGCGTCAAGCGAGTCGAGTGTTCGGCCCACCCTTGGCGCATCTCAATACCAATAACCTGCGCATTGAACAACAGGGCTATGCCTTCCTGCAGCTGCTCTAGCGGGTCGGGGTTCGATTCAAACGGTGCCCTCATGGTTCGACCGTCACCTGCGCCGTTGTCATAAGCAGGCCAGCGCGCATAGTCGAAAGGCCGTGGATGGTGATACGGTCTCCAACTACGATCGTGTCGCTGTACTGGACGCTGAGTCTGTCAGGCGCATTCGGATCCGGGTAGATCGTCTTGGGTACTCCTTCCGCAATCACTGTCGGCAGGCTTGGAACTTTGGATGTCTCGCGCGGGATCGTCACTACGCCGGGGGTTGTCATGGTTTAGACCTCGGTTGAAGAAGACATGGAAGCACAACTTGCCGGGAGGGCCCTGCAGGCTGACGTTGCTAGGAAACGGGCTATCGTCGTTACGTTCTTTTGAAAACTGGTGAACCGTGTGGAATGTGTTGGAGTCGTTGGACATGCTCTTTGCTCTTTGGCGGTTGGATTATGTTGTCATAATCCAAGATTTGCCAATTGTAGGGGGGTAAATTGGGTCAAAAATTGACCGTAACCTATTGGCGTTATTGAGTTTACAGCAACGCGTTTAAGCATTTTTTGTCCGCATTGTGTGGACCTAGAGTAAGTCCTTCGGACTTACAAGGCCGGCATTTTCCAGAAACGCCGGTAATTTTTGATGTCTACTGCATGATCGGGGGGTTGTTCAATTCACGTTGGGCAAAATAGATAATTTGCCTCAACGGTGGATAGCAAAAAAAGAGATTGCATAGGGGCGGGTTTTTGCCCGCCCCTATGCGTATCTCTATTAGGTACTACCTAGTGAACTTCTTCGGCTGCCCGGGCCGCTGATTCTTTTTGACTAGCAGCGCATGCTCGTCAAGCAGATAGTTTTCCATGTCAACTTTAGCGGCGTTTGTCCAGCTACCAGTTCGGCCACCGGGAGAAACAAACCGCTCTACGCAGCCAAGGATTTTGGCAAGACGTTCGTAGCGCTGACCAGCGCCGCCGCCGTTCCTAGGGGCCATGATCTTTGTTATTTCGTAAACGGCGTCGTGGGTCTTGCCGTTTTTGACGCCTTCGTCGTTCTGATGCCGGCGGAAGAACTCGACAACGTCGTCAACGTTCTTACCCAGCTCCGAGTACTTGAAGTGCGCTAGCAAAAACGCAGCTGTTGGCGGACCGGAGAACCGGGTTTTTGTTGGCATAATGCTATCAAGCGCGCGCAGCTGTTCCTGAAAGTACTCGACGCAAGTCGCAACGGAAACATGCTGAATGTTTGCCGGAGCGTTTTCAATCTCATACAGCCGGTGGATCTCGCGCAGTGCTTCCTTCATGGCGGACACAATGCCCTTGCATCCGGCAAAGAAAGACGACTGATACGAAATATTGAACTGCTTGAACGCGCTGTACAGCTGGTCTGAGGCGTCCTTAGTCTGGCCGCCGCTGTCGTACGTGTAGTATTCTTCGATGACTTCGTCTTCGTCTTTGACGTAGGTGATCTTGACTGTCACGTAGTCGGGCACCGCGTCTGTCAGGCCGTTCATCCAGCCATAGGTACGCGTGTGCGCGTCCAGCTTATACTCCTTTCCGTCGTCCGTCACGGCCATGTGGACCGTGCGGTGCGCTTCGCGCAGCGTGGACAAGTACTTCTTCGCCTTGTTCCAGTGCTTTGCTGTGTCGCGCTGTACAGGGGCATCCTGTACCTCCGCCCACTGCTTTAGCGTCATCGTGCGCGTTTCGGGCCGACCAAGCCGGCGAGCAGCGCTGCTCTTTTTCTGCGGCGTGATCGCCGCCTTTTGCGCCGCTCGCGACGCCATTCCCTTGCTCTGCGGATGCTCCTTGCGAGCCATGTTGTTTCCTTGTTATTAAGTTGCAGCTACTTCCGGTTCGCTGTTGTCGGGTTCGGGTTTTGCCGGCGCTTCAATCTCCGGCAATAGTTCGTACATACCCATTTCCATGTCGAGGATCAGGGGATTCTGCACATCTGGGCCGCCGTAGATCAGGCAGCGCATGTGCGGGTCTGCGGGTTTGCCGGCGATGTGCTCGTGGACCATGGCCCACGTAATGATATAAAAACGCTCGCCGGGCAGTTTGTCGACAAGGCTCTGCGGCAGGCTGCGGTTGTAGTGCAGCACGTCGCGAGAGATAAAGTTAATTTTGTCGAGCAGTTCTTTATCGATGTACTTGTATTTAATTGGCGCGGACACCGGGTCTCCTAGCGTTGCCGCGCCTGTTGCGCGTTGTGAAATTTCATAATTGCGTCTTTGATTGCGTGCACAGCGTTCGTCAATTCTTGCATGCGCTCGTCGTCGTCAAATACGCCGTCACCTTTTGGGTTAGATTCGTAAACCGTTTCTCCGCCGCAGTCTGGAACGTCAGCGCGAAAATAGCCGTGCCGTAAACGTAAATAACCGACTTGTTCGTTGTCGCTATTCAGCACGTCATATTGTTCTGGGCAGCCAGCACTTGTACGTTGCAGAAAATACCCGCTGATTTCGTAGTCGTAGTTATCACGAAGTTGGTGGGACATTGTCTGCCTCTTTGAGATTTGGAAAGTGTTTGTAAAGCTGCGCTTGCGTCCAGAATAGCTCCGGCGCAAGTTCGGCGGCTCGTTCCATTTCGCATTCCATGGGGTAATGCTTAAGAACGCGCCGCGCCAACGCCCGAATATTTTTGGGCACTTTCGGTGTTTTCTTGGGGTCGAGCAGCGCGTACATAAATTCGCGCGCATAGTTCACGGCGCGCAAGCGTTCGTCAGGCATTGTCATACATCACTCGCTTTGACTGTCTCTGTATTCGTCAAAATCATAACCAACGGCGTCGCCTAGTTTTTTCATCTCTTCCCGAAAGGCTTCGTCATTGAGATCCATAGCGGTCAGAATTTTGTCTGTTGTTTTAAGGTAATACGTCGACGCTAAGCAGACAAACTCTAACGCCGTGACCAGCTCGCTTTCGATACTACTGATCGGCTGGCGTGTTTTCTTTTTTTGTTTCGTCATTTTCTTCTTCGTCACTGCGGTATGGTGTGTATCCGTGCTTTTCTGCCATTGCCGGCGACAACGTGCGCAGCCAGTGTCCGGTTGTGCACAGCTGCCCGCGGTCGCCGGTGATTTCGCAGATCTTGTATGACAGGGCCTCGGCCATAGTGCACACAGCTCTTGTGAAATCGTCGCCGCCGTAGTGGTACAGCCGCAGTCCGCCAAACTTTTCTTTGATCTGGCTGAACCGAAATGGCGGTGTTTCTGGCGCGTATTCCATGTGATTTTGAATCACGCTGCAGGCGGTATAGATCAAGTCAAACCAGCCGTCGTCGCACTCGCAGCCAAAACAGATTAGGGTTTCCGTAGGCGGTTTGTCGCGATCCCCGAACAGCTCTGGAAACTTTTCAACTAGTTTATTTTCCAGTTCGTTTCTCATTTTTTCCGTCCTTGGGCTGTCGTTTTTTTGTCGGCTTCTCTACCACTCGTTCAAATTTTCGAAGCAAGTCGGTTATGGCGTCCTGCACATCAAATGTTTTATTTAACATTTCCATGTCAGGCGCCAGAGTCGTGCTCTCGCCGCATGCCGCACGATACTCTCGAATCAAGTCGACTTTGTGCGCACCAAGCGCGGCGTTAATAACTCTAAGCGCTTCGTATATCAGCTGTGTTTCTTGCGCTGTGAGTTTCATGTCATTCCGTTATTGCGACAACGCGGCGATGACTTTTCTTTTCTGTCAGCGCTACTGGTTCAACGTGCTTGAGCTGCGACCCCGGGATCAGTGCCGACATATGCCGCAAGAACGTTTGCTCAAACTCTGCTTTGGTCAGGTCGGGGTGTGTGCCCATGCCGCCTTTGTGGTGAACCATTTCGCCGCGGTAGAGCAGCTTGCCTTCTTTGGTCATGCGGCATCTCCACGAGCACAGACAACCACTCCGGCGATTCCACACCTCAAGCCCGATAATCTTGTCGTTTCTACGGATGTATTTGCCGCATTTGGCTACGGGAATTTCTAGTTCTTCTAGATCCTGATCGTAGTGCGGGACAATGATATCTTTGGCGCTCTCCCATACGCCGGGGATGCACGTGTCCATAAACGCCGCATGCAGTCGCGCAAGCTGGTCGTCTTTTTTCTTTTCTTTTGCTAGTAGCTCGTCGCAAATTTTTCTTTGCGCAGCAACTATTAAACCTAAAAGCTCATGGTTTTGTTGTTCCACTTTTGTCCTCAATGACGTCCCAGCCTATGTGCCCGAATACTAGTTTGGTGGCGCGAAAATCGTCACCGTCGTCGAATCCGGGCACCATCAGCACGAGGGTTTTGTTTTTCTTGTCGATACGAAACGTCGTGCCGGATCTGGGTATTCCCCACACGGCGTCTTGTGCTGCGGCTGCCACGAGACTGCGGCACCACGCTAGTACAGACTCAGACGGGTTATCCAGTTCAAAGTTATTGTTGAGCGCTACCATCGGATTTCTCTGCTCCGGCGGTCAAGGGTTCAGTCTTAAAGTAATTGTTAGCAGCTGCGGCTCGAATATAGTCTCCGACCAAAAGGTCGTGACCTACTTCGAGCTTGGCAAAGTCGCGCAATAGATCGCCCGGGTATGTCGCGTTGTAGTCCAGCACGTCTGGCCAGCTGGCTGCTTCTTCGGCGTAGTTCTGATCAAAACCTGCCTGTTTGTAGCACTCAATGGCCGTGAAGCGATAAATCGTTTCGGCGTTAATGCCTTTAAATGACGTTGGCGCTTCGGGTCGCTGATCAAGCTCTAGCTCGTCATCTAATTCTTTGTGCCGCAATTCCGCTAAATCGATCAGGGCTTTCGCGATTGTCGGGAGCACAATGCTTACTTTTTCAACGGTACCTTCGTCCGCAAAGCTAGCGGCAAACGCGCGCAGCGCAATTTCACGCAGCTGCTCTTCTGTAATCAGTTCTTTGTTTGCCATGATGTATCGCAGCCGTAAATCTTCTTTGCTCATACAGAACTCGATTCTGGTTTAGTGTCGAGGTGCTTGTGCAGCGCTTCTTGGTATACACGGGCTTGAAAACCACGGCCTAGCTTGGGCTCGTATTCAAGTTTGAAATCGCGCACCATGCTCTCTAGCGCGTCGAGCCCGTATATCCCGCTCATTTGATTTACAGGCGCCCCATCTGGCCCGCTGATGGTGTACTTTGGGTCTGCAAAATTACTCTCATAAACATTCGTGCAGCGGTCAATTAGTTCCTGCGGCACGCCAACTTCTGCAAATGCCTGTGGATTAAATATGGTGTGGCCGTCGCAGATGTCTGCGGCAGCTAGCACAATGTGAGCAGGAATATCGGTCCATTTGATTGTGTGGTCGTCAGTCATCTGTCTGCTCCTCGCATACGCTGTCGTAGTTGTCTTCGTCATCGGCGTCAAGCGCCTCGTATTCCGCGATGCACGCGCCGCACACAAGGCGGTTGATCCAGCGGTGGCTATCGTCGACCTCGATTTGTTCGCCGCAGCCGGCGCACGGAATAATCGTGTTGTCAAGATATTCAAGCAGTTGTTTTTCGTCTTGCAACGTGGCGTCTTCGACGCTGTCGTGGATGGAGTTCATGTTTGTTTCCCTAGCGCCCGGGCGGTAGTTTTGGCTACCGCCCGGGCATTGGTCTTGGTTTAGATATCAGTCAAGAACGCGAACTACGGTGTTGTCGCGGGCTACGGTGCGCTGATAGGTGATTCGGTACGTGCCGGGCGGCAGCAGCCAATCGCCGTGCTCGGGGTGCGTCACAGTGTTAGGCTTCCCAAGTCGAAAGATTGGGCCGGCAAACTCCAGCATAGCAGTGGCCTCGTGCGCGTAAACCAGCCCGGGTCGCGGGCCTTTGCTGTTTTCTTCGCGGCGAGCTTCAAACTCGGATTGCCGCAGCTTGGCGCGCCAGTCGGCATCAGCCGGTGTTATGCCGTGCTGCTTTGCCAGATGTTGCAGCAGCTCGTCGGTCTCGACACCAACGGGCTGGTACACCGTTACGCCGTCGCCGCTGGCGAGGCAGTGCCGGCTGCCCTTGGTGTTGCCTTCGGCAAGCTGCATTGGAAAGCTCGGCGTCGCCAGCTTGTAGAAGATAGGCGCGCTGTCGACATCTGGAACGAGTTGAATGTAAATATCGCCCTGACGAACTGCGTCGCCAATGCTTGCGGCTTCGGGAAACTGCTGGGGCTGATCGTTTTTGATCTGCTCTACGACAGACTGCGCGTTCTTTAGCGCGGTAACAGTCGGGTGCGTGGCTTTGCGGGGGTCAAGAACTGCAGTGCTCATGTGAACCTTTCAAGAGGCGCCGACAACGCGAATTGGCGCTGCGGCATAGGGAATTGCTGAAATGGAATTGGCGTTGGCCATCCAAGCCTGTGCTTCCGCGCACGACAAAATGTTACGCGGAACACTCAAGAAATACTGCCGACCCGTAGACCGGCAGAACAACACCATGCGGTTGGGGCCGGCCGAAACAGAGCCGTTTACTGCCTGCGCTGCGTTCGGCGGACCAACTAACATCTCGATCGTATTGTCTACAGCGTTTCGCCGCTGATCGAGTATGGGGCAGTCTGCCTCTGCAATAAACTTTTCCCAACCAAACTTTTCAATGGCTAGCCGGCGTGTTTCTTCGTTACGGATTTGAAGAATTTGCGTCGTATTTAACGTATGCGGCTCCATGACGATACGCTTGCCGCCCTCGTCCATCTGGTGTCCGTCGTTAAACCACAGCTTAGCGCCGTCTGCCCACTCAACTGCCGCGCCAGTTGTACTATGTAGATTGTTTTCGTCATTTAAGCGCAACGTCGGGCGGTCCGCTAAAAGTATGCACGACTTTTGAAACGTGACAAATGCCGTGCAGTGATGAAACACTTCGTGCTCCCACGTCATCTCTGGGTCGTCAATCTTTAAAATGCGACACAGAATTTCGGCGTCTGGGGCTTTGGGCAGCGCACCCAAAAACACTGAGCTGTTGTCGTCGTCATCGGCTTTTAACAAATCATTGAGATCAATAGCGCGCCGTAAACTGTTGCTAGCGTGAAGCGTAGTGTTGCTGTCCCATATAATTTGACTTGTGATCTCTCGAAGTTTAAGTTCGGCTTTTTGAATTGTTTGATTGATCGTTCGTCCGTCCCAGCCGCGGGATGTCTGCTCCAAGCCTACAAGGCCGTAGTGGTCGTACAGCATTGATCGGATTGTCTGCGGGACCAGCATCGTGTCGTTGCACCGATACGATATTTCAAGTAGCGCTTTTGGGTCGCCAAACGCGCGACCAGCCCACCAACGGCGGCTTAGGCCGATAGTTTCGGCGGCGTTGTGTTCGCGGGGTAAATATTCTTCGTGGATGGCGCGCAGCCACGTACGAATAAATTCGTTTCTGTTGGCGTGCCACCAGCGGTTAGAGTCCGAGTTCCACTTAGCGAGGTTGTCTTTGCGCAGCGCTGCCACAAACCCGCTGTCAATGTCCAACATTTTACAGAGTTCAACAGCCGTTTTCTTGTTCATGCGCCCGCGAGCTACTGTTGCCGCAATTGCCAACGCAGCCGGCGATTTAACTATGTGAAACGTTACGTCTTGGTTTTTGTTACGGTCGCTGCGCACCGCGCCAATGCCGTTTTTGTATCCAGCGCGTAGGTATTCTTTTGCCTTTTCAATATTAGGCGTACCCGCGGTAAGGGTTTGCACCCATCGCTCTAAAGTATTACGAACAATCGTGCGGTGTGTTTTTGAAAGTTTGGATTTCATGTTAGGCGGTTACAGGAACGATTGGATCTACAAAGCCACACTCCAGCATGTCGCTATTGATAACAATTTCAAACGTCTCAAACTGCTCGCAGGCTTCTTCCCAGCTTCTAGGAAGACGGATAACCTCTGCAAAATCGTCGCCACCGACTATCTCGCGACTATTGTCGTACCAGTCTTCGTCGTCATGCGGATTGCAGTGCTGTGCGTATACAACATGGGATCCGCTTTGAACGGCATCCATGTCGCGGGGAATACCGTTGCTCATCAGATACACGCCGCGATCATGAACAAACAGTAGCCCGGGACCAATTGGTGTGCGCTCGGCCGGAGGGGTGAGTCCGAGTGACGCAAATTCGTCATCAGTCATATTTTCGTGCCCCATGTCAAAATCACTGGAGCTGAGCGCGTGCGTTATAAGGCGTTTTAAATCAGCTGCTTTGAACCTGCAGGTCGGCATTTGCCAGCTCTTTCTCTAAATTTTTACCGCGCCCAAACATCCACGAGTGCTCTGGTTTAATACACTCAAACCAGTCAGCCATTGTGGGTATAAGTCCAAGGTCTTCTTTCACGTGCTGCTCGCCGACGTAGCGCACCGGCACAACGCGGCCGTCGCTATTTGTGATCGTCTTACCGAAGATCTTTTCTAATAAGAAAATACCCTCAGAGTGGTGCCGCAGCGCACGGTGCCGGAAATCAGCCATGTGCGCTTTGGACTCATCAAACCAGTCGTGGATTGGCTGGTAGTCTTCTACGCAGCCGCCCCATTTACGCACTGACGACAGCGCGTGGTGATACGGGTGTGCCATTAGTCTCCCGTGTACAAGTCGAGCATGGAGGTCAGATCGCTGTGCGTAGCTGACCAGTCCATTTTGTCTTCGACTATTTCAGAAGAACGTTCCCAGTCGGCGTCGTCTGGCCGGCCAAACATGTCAGCGCTCCACCAAGCCAGAATGACGCTTTTGACGCCTTTCTTTTTTGCTCGTTCTAAATTGTCGATCGCTTCGTTGATGGTCATGCTAGCGGTTTCACTGTTGGTTCGGTTGCGCCGTCGGCAAACTCGATATCTATTTTGCCGCGCATCACCTGTTTAATTATGTTGACGTCGTTGAGCACCCGTGCAATCCACGGCTGCATGTGCAAGATAAGCGGATCGTCAGCCGGCCGCTTTGCCTTATACATCAGCATCATTGACATACCCACGACCACCATTTCAAGCGGCGGACAATCAGCAGCCCAATCGGCGGTATACGTGATTGGCGCCATCACCTCTTTAACGTCTTCTTCTGTCCATTTGCCAGCGGTCATTTAGTTACCACTCATTTGTCGTGGTGTTTGTTTCTACGACGCGTTCGTTGTGTTCGTGTTTGACTTTACTTTTGAGTACGTCAATTTCAATTTCGCCGTAACTGCCTTCGTTGATTTCCCAACCACCCGGCAGCAGGTCAAACAACGTGTTTTCAAATTCGTCAAACTTTTCCGCCGAGATAATCGGCGTCATGTTGTTTGCTAAACTTGGTAGCGTGTGTGTACGCTTAAACTCGTCTAAATACATTCTGCGCCCGTTTGTAGATGCTTCAAGGGCGTCGTTGTCGTGTTTGGTAAATCGATCGCCAAACCAGAAACAGATGTTATTAAAGTCGCCAGAGTCGCCGCTGCCGTCATACTCAGCCGAGACACCGGTTACTCCGACAGCGGCTAGCAGTGGGCAGATTTCTTTAAGCTTTTCAGCGGGTGAAAGGATTTTTTTGGTTTTAGCCATGTGTTAATAGGAGGCGTAGACAGTGCAGGGTTTTCCGGTTTGCTGTTCTTTTTCTTCTGCTAGTGCGACAAAGTCCCTGAACGACTTGACGACTCGCTCGATGTGATCGTTGTCTTCGCCGTACAACCGCAGCTGCCGTTCGCGTACAGCTTCCTCTACGGTCATCGGGCGGGTGGTGTCGCTTCTAATACAATCTGTGGTCGCGCCGTCTTCGGCCACGACTTTCACGCCGGTTGATTGAAGTATGTCAAGAACAGCTTTCGCTAGCTGGTGGCCGGTACCGCTTGCGCGATCAGCAGGCTCTGTGACATGATTCAGTCGGTCTCTCATAATCTCTGCCGGAATCTGTGCCCGGCAATTTTCGGCTTCAAATGCTTCGCGAACAAGGATGCGGGTAGCGTACGGCCCGCCGTGATAGGCTTCGCGGAGATAACCAACGTTACCGGATATAGTAGAGAAGCCAGTTACTTGCGCGCTCTTCTCTTCTTCTTTCATCCCGTCCCATTCCAAATAGATATCAATACCCATTACTTGACCTTTTGGTTTTTAAGAGCTTCAGTCAACGTCGCTTTAGTTGTTTCTGTCGTGCTCACACTTGTCGTGCTGGTGTCGTAAATTTTGACCGCTTTTTTGGCGTCAACTTTGGCGTCGGCTTCGGTGAGTGCCACGATCAGAGCGGCGGCACTCGCCTGATCGGGCGCTTCGATAATAAATTCTTTACTCTGCGCTCTGTCGATACGAACTGTGAAATAAGGCATGTGTGCTCCTGTTAAATGAGGAGGGCGCCGGGGCCGAAACCCCGACGCCCTCCATGGCGTCAAAATTTGTTACCTACAACCGGTAGTTCACCGGCAACCGCAGCTGCCGCGACAAGCGCGACCAGCGCGGATTACCCGCACCGGCGCCGTGACAACCTGCACCGGGACTTCCACCGCGGCGCGGGTCACCGTACGCGTCCGTTCGATTGTGCGTCCGAACAGCCCAGCGCGGCACGAACCGCGGCAGGTGCTCTCAGTGCGGCATACGCCGTTAGCGCACGACGGCGCAGCATCAGCGACAACCACAGGCGCCGCAGCGGACTGCTGCAGCACGCTCTGGGGTTCGCCGGCGTCACCAGCGAGAACGACGGACGAAACGAACGCAAGGGCAACAGCTGCAAAACAAGACTTCATGTCAATCTCCTTGAACTACCGAACAAATACCGCAACACGCGTCACGGTAACCTGCCCAGCCACACTATCTGTATAGCTGAACAGGATTTGATTGCAACCCCAAAAATCTGCATAGATTGTGGGAAGTTTGGCAAAATGCGCAAAGCTATTCGCGCACAACGTGCACGTTGTACCAGAACATTTTATCGTTGAGCCATCGAGCCTCGGCGGCAAGTGCGTCAGCGCGCGATTCAAAATCACGCAGACACGGCCCGCCCACCGGAGACAAGTCAGCAACCCACTGTCCGGGTTTAACCGGATCAGGCTCAACGTGACTGGCACGTTTAATATCAAGCTCGCCCAGCGCTTTTAGATTGATCTCTTCGCCGTAAAGACACTGCGCTGAGCCGTTAGGTCGAATGTAAAGTTGCAACATATTACATCGACAACAGGCGGCGAGAAGGAACAAGTTCGTTCATGTTTATTGGGCGCGGTAAATTTGCGGCTGCTGCTGGCGTATACAGGTTTTGTCGTCGCCGCTCAGACCTTGACACGTTGTACACATTAAATTGCGTAATATTGTCAATGATTGCTCCCGCAAACAACGCGTCGTCGTGCACGTCTTCGCGTGTGTAGGTTTGCGACGAGCCATCATATGTGGGGCGGAAAATGATATGACCGCCGGCTGCAACAGCGTGGCCGCGAAACGCTAACAGGGCGTTGATTTGTTCGACGTTTGCAATGATGGCGTAGTCAACAACTTTTAAACGCGACGGTTCAAACGTTGGGTCGTTTTGCTCGCGCGAGTAAATTGACATTTGCATCAGTTTGCTGCCCACAACCTGCGCTTTTCCGGCAATAGTGACAAAACCGCGAAGCACCGAGCTGCTGATTTGCGCTTCGCCGCCGACGTACGCCTGACCCTCAAGCGACGTTTGAATTGCAATCGCTTTTCCCGAAATACCGCAGTGCCCGCGTAACGTGCAACTGATAACGCGGGCGCTGTCTCTGATAAACGCGTTTTCGTACACAGTTGTCGAGCCAGAAATAATACCGCCGTATACGCAAGCTTCGTTTGAGAACTGACAGTCGTCCATTACTCGGGCCCGACCACTGACGCTTGCAAACTGGTTCAGTTTTACGTTTCCGCTGACGTGCGCGTACCCGCAGATCTGGGCCCGATTATGCACGCGTACGTTGCCCTCGACACGGGCGTTGTGATACACCTGCGCCAGTTTGTAAACAAAAACCGAATCGGCAACTTTTGCGGTATCTGCTACCCAGCCTTCCCCGTTAACGTGTCGATGTGCAAACACGCGGCCGTTACCGTCTTTGAAATCATGCTTTGATGCCCGCTTCTTTTTTGGTTTAATCTCGGGCGTCATGACTATCGGCGCATCTAGTACGACGACAGCTCCATCTTTTTGTTCCTCCATCACGACTCCATCGGAAGGACACGCCGTCTGGGCGCGTTTGTGATCAGACTGTCGAGCGCGGTTTTAACCTCGCCCATCTGCTGCGTCAGGTTTTGGCGCAGATTAGTGTTCTTGCGCAAATCCTTGACGTCGATACCAGATACAAGCTCGTTGGCTTGCCGGATGAGTCTTTCCAGTTGTGCGTTTGAACGCACGTTCATGTCCTGAAAATTCTCGTAAAACTCTTTGAAGTTCTCAATAGCCGAGACCTTGAACGTCTTTTTGGTTCCGTCCGGCTCGTCGGTCAGCCGCTCGATGAGGTGCGAGATCATGTCTTGCAGCTGCTCGGCAAACGCGTTCTCGGCCATGACTACAGCTGTCTCAAACCGGTGCTGAACGCGTTGCTGTTCCTGCTGATACAGCTCGGGATTAAACGTCATTAGGTAGTTTGGCGGCTCGACAGGCGGGTACTCCCAGCGAAGATCGAATACACCATCTAGTGACGCCGGGTAGTCCGCGGGGTTGTACAGGTCGCCCAGCTTTTCGCGGGCGGCGGTTTTTAACGTTTCGTATTCTAATTGTAGGTTGGCGGCCGCAGCGACCAGCTGTTCTTTGTACTCGCGCATCCGATCTTCAAACGCGCTGATGTCAGCTTGCTTGATTAGTCGCACGCCGTCCTGCGGATATGGCAACGTTACGGCGCGCCAGTACGCCGCCGCCTGACTTTTGAGCGTGGTCAGTACGCGATATGTCGTGTTCTTTGTATCGATAAGGCGCTTAGACGCTGTGACCAGATCGGTGGCGGCGTGAAACGTATCCGCGGCTTGCTTAGTCTGCGCGTCAGAGAGTTTGCGCTGCGTCCCTAACCACGAGAACGACAGCTTGACGGCGCCCATCGTCTGGCGCAAGTCGCTAGCCGTCTGCTCGACTGTCGTGTTTTCTTCGGTCGTTGTGTCGGCTGTGGACATTCAGTCTCCTTCTTCGTCTGTGTCAAGTTCTTCTTCAATTGTTTGTTCCACCCATTCGTCTATTGCAAACGCTTTAACAAGATCGCGCGGTAGCGTTGCGAGATCTTCTAAATTGCTTGGAATATTAAAATCGGTAAGCTCGCCGTCGCGGTATACACCACAAAAACCTACGCCCGGCTCAAAGCAGTAGGCAGTGATATTAAAACCCTCAAGCTCGCGTAGGTGGTCAAAGAATTGAATCGGGGGCGACCACGCGGAATCAAACGTCAGCGTTATCTGGGTGGCTTTTGGCGGAAAACGTCGCGGCGGCTGCTCTTGATTACGCCCGACGTCCCATTTCGTCCCCCAGTGACCAATCTGCCAGTCGTACCAGTTTTTGGAGCCGTACAACTCAGTGTTTTGCCGCTCTTGCGTTTCTAGTGCTAGTTGCGCGTCAGACCCGGCAGGGCCGGCACAGCCAGCTACAGTCGCTTTTAATTCGGCTGGGCATGGCAAAAACGTGCCCATAAGACAACCACTGTTCCATGCTCGTACTAACCTGTGCAACTGCTGCGGGTCGTTGTGTTTAAACGTAACTTTGTTGGCGCACCAGTTAGGCATTGTGTTTGCGTGCAATCCGCAGCTGCGGGGCAGTTACGCCCCGCAGCCGCAGTATTGCTAGCACTTAGCCCTTTGCCGGCGCAGCAACTCGGCGAGGCCGCTGCGTTGTAACAGCCGGCTTACCGACACGCGTGTAAATACCGCGGTTGTCAGCCGACAAGCAGCGACCTTCAGCCCAGCCGCGCAGCCGTTCAATCTGCTCGGCCGACGTCACTGAAATTGGCACAACGTTTTGTGCCGCTTCGGCGAGCGGGATGTCAAGCAGTGCCGCCAACCTGCAGCACGACTTGATCTCGGCGCCGGTCCAGTTAGCGTCATCAGGTTTTTCCTGCGACTCGTCTACGCCGAAGTGCTTCAGATAAATATCCCAGATCGCCGCGCGCTGGTCGGCGCCGGGCAGATCCACGAAAAAGATACCGTCGAAACGCTCGGCGCGGGCGAACGGCGCCGGCAGCTGGCTGGCGTCGTTACAGGTGCCGATGAAGAACACATCGGACGTGTGGTCATTAAGCCACGTCAGCAGCGTGCCGAATAGGCGCGCTGAGACGCCAGAGTCAGTCTGACCGGAGCCGCCAACGCCGGCAAGACCCTTCTCGATCTCGTCGACGAACAGGACGCATGGAGCCATGGCGTCAACCTGCTTCAGCGCACGCCGCATGTTACCCTCGGACTCGCCCACAAACTTTCCCATGAGCGAACCGAAATCCAGCATAACGGTCGGACGGCCGACCTCGTTGCCAAGTGCTTTGGCAAACTGCGACTTGCCGCAGCCCGGAGGCGACAGCAGTAGCACGCCCTTGGGGCGCTTTTCTACGTTGGTCTCACCCTGCCGCCGCATGGCGCGCAAGCAGAAACTCTTTAGGTTTTCGAGACCGCCAAGGTTCTCGAAGTTTGCATCACCGCGATACAGCGTCATCGTCCCGCTCTTTTCGAGCGTCTGTGCCTTGATGCCCCAGATCGTGTCTGGCGACAGCTTGTTGTTGCGAACCAGCGACAGCGCGAAGGCATTCTCCGCCTCCTGCCGGGTTAAACCGCGAGATGCGTCAACTACGGCATCGACCTCTTGCGCGGTCGGCTTGGCAAACGCTGAGCCTTCCGGGAACAGGTCGTTGCACACCGCGGTCAGCTGCGGCAGATCGGGCAGCTCGTGATGTACCACCGTGAAGAGCTTTTCAACCTCGGGCTGCAACTGCAGCACCGGCGCCACGATAATGATATGTTTGCCTTCGCCCTTGCCCTGCACGACGCGGTTGGCCAGAGCCTGCAGAACCTCGGGGTTGCCAAGGAAGCGGTGAAAGTTCTTCAAGACGATCAGCATCGGCTGCTTGGTCTGCGGCTGGTCGAGAAACCGCAACGCCTGCAGCGGGCCGGGAGCTGGACTTGCGCCCGAATACAGCTGGCGGTCGATGTCCCACACATCAAAACCCCACTCTTTTTCTTCAGTTACGCGGCGGATTGACGCAATCGCGTCATCGCACTCCTGTGATTCAACCCAGATGCCGGAAAAGCCGGCGCAAACCAGCTCCTTGATTTCTTTTTCGAGCGACACGTGTGACCTTTGGTTTTGTTTGGAAAAGACCCGCTATTGTCAGTTGCTTTCAGCGATCTGCTCGTCATTGCTGGCGGTGTAAAACTCACCGGTCAGTTGCTCATCCACCTTCGCTCCTAGCGCCTGTTCCAGCGCTCGGGTTGCATCCTGACACGAACTACCAGTAAAGCCGCTTGTTTCGATCTTGGTGCCGCCCTTGGCGTCAACGATAATCTGAATGGTCTTTGACATGCTTAGAAACCTCCCGTCAGGCTGAGTTTGACCGAACCGTCCGGCAGCATCTCCTCGAACACCGAGTAGCCGCCCTTCTGCGCTTCGTAGATGGCCTTTTCGACCGCATACGCCTGCAGGAACTTATCCAGCTCTTCCTGCTTGCCCCACGAGCCGTTGTAGTTGTCGTACGCAGCCGCGCCGGTCTCCGTATTAAACACGGCCGGGTACTGCCAGCCCGGGAGCTTGACAGCAAGACCGTCCGCTGACTGCCCGGCAAACAACACATGATGGCCCGACTTTGGGGCCTCAAGCCCAAGCCGCCGGCATGCCGCTTCGACAGCCGCCGCATCTTTAACTTCCGTCTTGATCTGAACGATATGAGACATGCTTAGCCTCTTATGCCTTTTGTTTTTTTAAGGTAGTTCTTGAAGTGCGCACACAATTGTGCTTTCAAATTGTTCCGGCGAGATGTAATCATTGCCGGCAAAATATTCCAATACTGTGACCGCTGTTTCGCGATCATAAAACTGTTTAAATTCGCGAGGGCCGCGCGGCGTATCTAGGCGATAATCGGCGATGTCGTGAAGTGTTACGACTTCCGGTATCGCAAGCACGTCTTTGTATTTCGTGCGTAGCGCGTTTAGCTCATCAAGCGCGGTTAGAATTCGCTCGCGATCTTCTTTGTAAGAATTATCGCTGGCGTATGGGGTCATCGTCGGTACGCTACAATCTCGGCCGTTGTTTCAACCCAGACGTACGCACCGCAAGCGAGCGGCGCGTCAGGCGAGTAAACAACACGCGACAAACCGCGAATATCGACGTTTGCCGCGGCGTATGTTTTGCCGCGCCATTTAATGGTTAGCGGCGGAACACGTATGTTTTGTTTTTTATTGTCGCGAATGATGTGCTGGTTAACGTGGATACGTTTAATCGTACCCGCCGGCATAGTCATTTCATCAGCGTCCCCCGGGAAACGCAGCGGAATACGGGGCTCAAGTAGGCAGACGTCTTTTGTCGCCATGGGTGAGGTTATTTATCTCGCGTCGGCGCGGTCTTCCTTGACCAGCGCCGCACGCTGATAAAACAAGCCTACGACGCCATCATGGAGCGCAGCTGCTTGTGCGCTACGAGAATTTCGCCCGCGGTGTCGTAGCAGCCGTCGCAAGCTGCAAGAAACGCAGCGGCAGCGTTGAGCTGGTCCATGGGCAGCATCGTCGCACCAGTCGGAGCCTTGGCCACAGGGCGCTTCGGCGCGCTTTTGGCCGGCTCTTCCTTCCGCTTGTGCCGGGCGGCTTCTCGGGTGCGCCCCTCACCAGCAGCCACCGCAACGCCGCGCGTGGCGGGCGCAACTCCGGCTTTCTTCAGCAGCTGGCTCACCTGAGCCGGGCTGACTTCAACCCGCTTCTTTGCAAGCGCCGCTACGATATCAACACCGCGGAGCGAGTCACCAGACTCCTGCCGACGCTCGATTTCTTCGCGGATGTGATCGGCGCCGCTTTTCTTTTCGGCCATGTCTTTCACCTTCTTTTTTGTGGTCTTGGTCGCAATAGGCGCCGCAACCGGTTCATCATCTTCGTCGACTTCCACAGCGGAATCGACTACGTCGTCTGAACTACTGGAAGAAACTTCGTCGCCCTCTTCTGGGTCAAATTCAGTTTCGTCTTCCTCGCTGCTTTCTGGCGCAGCATTTTTTGCGTACGCATACGCATCTTCGTCGTCTGTGGTCTCTTGCGCGCCGTCTTCCTCAAGCTCGGCGTCAGCGTCTTCGTCATCGTAATCTTCGGGCGTTGCGAACCGCATCCGTGTGGTTCCTTTCTCTTTTTCTTCTGTCGTTGCCTTGCTGATGGTAGCCGGCAGTGGTTTACCCCACAGGTTTGCCGGGCTCACAAACTCTTCAGCTTTTTTGGCCATATCATTCCCTCCTTAAAGCGCCGCCGGTCGATACAGTTCGACTCGCCGGCCGGCTAAATGAAAAATACACCGCCGGAAATAAAAATCAACTACCTAAGAAAACAGCCGTTATTTGCTGCTTTTGTAGTTGTCCGGCACATTGCCTTCTTTGGTGCGCAGCACGCCGTCGTTTAACTCTGGCCACTTTTCAAGAGAGTGAATAGCGCCAAGAATATTCCACGCGGCGTGACCAAGATGGTTCTCGCTACGATCGCCGTTTAAGAAGTTGTAGATGTGCGCAATTGCGTGATTCAACAGATCAGAAACAGGCATACCGTTTTCCCAGTTGTATGGGCCAAATTTTTCGGCGCCTTCGTGGTAGGTCTGCGCGAGGGCCCGCAGACCGATTGGCGAGATTAGGTCGTAGCGCACGGCGTCGCAATCGGCGCTGCGTACGGCGCCGGTGTCATACTCGTGGCGTTCGTTGCTCATACTGAAAAGCCTTCTTAGCGAAAAGCAAAGTAAAACCGCGGGTCGTCATTGAATGCTACGGTACCGCGTGCGCCGTCGGACTTTCGAATTACGTGAACGTACGGCGGCTCAAAGTGCGACACCTCAAACGTGTCTAACAGTTGCTCGCTGTCCCAGACCTGTTCGTTGTACTGGTCTTGCAACACAGCGCGAATTTCGTCTGGCCCGCGAAGAGCAAGTTGTTCTTTGATAACATTACGCAACATCACATGCCCGAGATCGTCGAGCTGTATTTGCGTTGCAAGTTCTTTAGCGTTGGGTGGCGTCGACATTGGGTTGTGCAATCTTGTCCAGTTCTTCTTTCTGTTGTTTAAGTTGCTCTGCGACATGCGCAGCGTACTGGTCAAGCATCCGAAGCTGGCCGACAAGATCTTTGTGTACGTCAACGCTAAAGAGTGAGAGTCTGCGCAACAGTAAGAGCAGGCTCGCCGTGAACGGCGGTTCTTTGCTGCGCAGACTTAAAAATCCGGGCGGCGCGTTCTCCGGCTGCGACGACCACAGCGGCACAATTGCGAGGCCGTGTAATTCTGGTACAGAGGCCATTATTTCGTTGCAAAATTCTTCTCCACGCCGCGTAAACTCTACGTCAAACGGGAGGCGAGTAGCTTGCTGCTCAGGTTGCTGCGGCGTATCCATTAAACATCCTTTGTTATTTCGCGTAGCGCGATTCTTTTGGGAGCACGCCGTCGATTACGTTACCGAGGCGTGTGGCGGCAAGGCTGTAGATCACTACCCGAATGGCAGCCTCGACCATACCGCCAATTCCTGTTCCTGCCAAGAGCAGTAAAAACAGATAAAATGGCGCGTGATACGACTTGCAAAACGGGCAATTGATCAGCTCTAAGAGCTTTCCTTTTGCCGTGTCGTATGGTGTCACATCTTGAAGTGCTTGCGCATAAGCGCGTGCCGTCTCAAACAACGAGCCTTTGTGCCATACTTCAATAATTGCGCCAGCCGCAAATGTGACAGCCAAAAAATCTAAAAAAGTTATAGTCATCGCCGTTTTCGTTTGGGTTGATTTGCAGTGTAGCCGTTCATAAAACAAGCGCCACTATAAATCGCGCCGGCGGCCATAAGCAAGCCCGCAAAGCCAACCTGCGACATTGCGCAGATACCGGCAAAAAGCATGAGAGCGGCATAACCTGAAAAAGTTGCACTAGGATCTGATTGCGACATTTACGGAGCCTGACTGTCGCCGTGCGGCCACACCTGTGTTCGAGTCGTGTCCGGCGCGGCTGGGTTAAATTGATAATAGGGTAGCGGCAACGGCGCCTCAAGTT